TCCAACACCCGTGATTTGTTGTGTAAATGTCCAAACACCGTCGACCTTTTCGTATACCATAAACCCACCCGAATTGGCTGTCGTATCATCATCATATGGACCAACAACCACCATAACCAAACCGTTACCACTTATACCGGGGAACGCGTATTTATCATTGTCTGAAACGGTTCCGTCGTTAGTTGGAATTATCTTTTGAACAGTACTCTTATAAGCTAGTTTTTGTGTAATACTCCCAGACACGACTTTACTCACTTCCGTTACGTACTCGTTGTAATTCTTAACCTCCGCCGTATACGTCCCAGTTTCGTGTATGTAGACCGTATTCGACGTTGTCGTCGCAAAGGCCGCGTCATCTTTTTTGATCGTATATGTAGGTACTATGTCCGTGCCTCCACTAAATAACATACTGTTTGTTACAGTGAATGTCAATACGTCTGTAGTTGGCACTGACGGTAAATTTGCAGGATCTGTCCATGGATGCGTAGTATAACGCACCAAAGTTACAACATCGTTAGCTTGAATTACACCAGATTGAACATTTGCTCCGCTTCCAATTCTAAAAAAGCCAGGATCATCAGTATTGTCATCCGTGTTCGTATGCAACTCAGTCGTTGCGCCAACTGCTCTAAACTCAACACCCTTTGTTGTTGAACCAGTTCCTTCAAAAAACACATTTGTATAACCGTTTTTGTTGTTTTGACTAGCGTCATGTGTCCATGTCGTTGATGACCAAACGCCTGTGCCAGTAAAAGACGTTACATTTGTTGAGGGCCAAGTCGCAACACCAGAAACTACGTTATCGATACTCAATTTGTTGTACCCGTCGAAGGTTAGGGTAGGAACGACCGCAAGAGCTTTCTCGAATACGTACGCCGCACCTGCGCCACTCCCTTTCGTATCTTCACCCCAAGCACCCACGACCGTAGTAGTACCATCCGTAGAAATGAATTCGCCAAAATAATCACTCGCTTGTGTATCACTCGCGGTAATCTTCTTAACCTCGGTCCATGTCGTTCCCGATCGTTCGAATATATACGCCGCACCCGCATCACTCGCAGCTGTATCCTCCGCATTTGCACCTACAGCGAGTACATCACCTGAAAGTGATACGGCCATGCCAAATTGAGAGTTTGCCGATACGTCACTTGCTTGTATTTTTTGTTGTTGTCCCCACGTTTCGGTACCACTCGTCCTCTTAAATATGTACACGGAACCCGCTTGTGAACCACCCGTATCTTCTGTACGCGCACCAACAGCTAAATAATCACCACTCAACGAAATACCTCGACCAGCTCCACCACCAAAAGAATCGTCCGCTTCTGCGTCACTCGCTTGTATTTTTTGTTGTTGACTCCAACTCACTCCACTTCGTTTGAATATGTATACCGAACCCGCATTAGATGCGGTTGTATCTTCTCCAGCTGCACCGACGGCAACGTAATCACCGCTTATAGTTACGTCGTACCCGAAATAGTCACTAGCCGCCGCATCACTCGCCGTAAGTTTAGTTTGTTGGGACCATGTCTCGGCACCTGTATCCTTCTTAAATGTATACGCGGACCCTGCACCCGACTCGTCATTATAAGCCCCTACGACCGCATAATCCCCAGAAATTGAGACAGCCCTGCCAAACCTATCACCAGTTGCACCATCACTCGCTTGAAGTTTAGCTTGCTGTGACCACGTCGTTCCACTTCGTTTAAATATGTATGCAGACCCTGGACGTTGTGATCCACTATTCGCCCCACTGATTATGTAATCACTACTTATATCTACAGAAAGACCAAACTCATCATACGAGGCTGCATCACTCGCCTTAAGTAAAGCTTGTTGCGTCCAATTCCCACCGCTCTTATAAAATATATACGCCGCACCCGAATCGGTAGCAGTCGTATCGTCACCGTACGCCCCGACGATAGCATAATCACCGTGTACACCGATACCGTATCCAAAACTATCACTCGCCTCGATATCCGACCCGTACAAAATCTGGTCTTCGTTCGATTTCCATACCAGTTCCGTCGCGTTTGCCGATACCGTGTATGTCTGTTCACCGAGAAACGATTTACTCGAGCCGTATATGTTTGCCGAGTACTCACCCGTATCCTTAATGTATAAATCACGCGCCGCGCCCATGACGAACGTATTCGAATGGAACGTTATGTTCGAGGTCGCGTTCGTATCTCCCTTAACATCGAGCGTCAGTTTACCGAACCCGTCGTCACTTAAGAACCCTTCCTCGTCACCGTAATACTCGATTTGTGATATGACTAGGTACGCATTACCATTGTTTGCAGTAACATCGAATTTATAACTACTAAAGTATTTCGTATTGCCAGTAACCGTATACTCGCGTTTCGTATCGAGGAAGTCGAGTTCATCTCCCCATGTCGATACCGTTTGGTTCGTTTGGGAATCGAGTTCCGTCCAATCCGTCCCATCGTTCGACCCGTACACTTTCCAATCTTTAGGAGACTGATCTTTATCACCCGTATAGTTTCTCGAATATATCGCATATTTCGTTAATTTGATTTTTTGGGGCATGTGTAATCGGAAATCGGAGGTTTGTACGTTATTTTGTGTGTGTGCGCTAGAATAATCAATCGTACCAGTGAATGCGCGATACGGACATTGATTCAAGTGATTCGCAGTTTGACTCATTGACGCTTTATAAGCACCGTTCCCGTATAAAGCCCCGTCTATAGTCCACGTATTATCAGTATTTGCAGATGCTGTTAACGATAAATCTTTGTGTGTTCCCGATTTTGGTGGATAAACGCGTCCCGTTGGTCGCGCGGGGGTCGATGAAACGACGTTACTCGTATACGTCACCGAATCCGTATCCATGATTTTGAATTTGTACGTGTGTGGTTCGGCTAAGAAAACCTCCGAATTCGTACCGAGACTAACCGTATTCGACCCGTACGTTACGTTCGACGTCGTAGTCGAACCTTTACCAAACACGTACCTATCGGATCCGTCGTACAGTACAGATGATCCGACACTCAAATTGTTACTCGTAGGTAAGTCTATATTAGTATCTGAATCCGCCCCGTATATCCAGTTTTGTTGTCCATTACCTGCATGTCCCCATGTATAGACTTGTCCGAACTTATCGATACACCCAGCCGCGTGTTTACCAGATGCCATGCTTGAAATATTTTCCTTTAAAAGGAAAGGTACACTATAATTAGTCACATCACCAGACCCATCACCAATCGTACCTTGACCATCTTGACCCCATATATACATATTCCCTTGGTCGTCGAGGGCAAAGTACGCTGTACTGGGTCCGTGTCCGGGTACAACATCGACGACCTTAATGTTCTTACGCGAAAACCACGTCATTTCCGTAGGTGTAGTTATATCATTAGTTGACCCACTCGGTAATTCGTAATTTCCACCGTTACCCCACGCGTATAGTTTACCATCGGACGATATCGCATACCCAGTGTTCGCACTAGACCGTACCTTAACTATATTTTTACCAATAAGCGATGTTAACTCCGTTGGTGACGCTTGTGTACCTAAATCACTCATATAACTCTCACCTTGTGTACCCCACATGTATACGTTCGATGTACTCGTCACGGCTATACACCCATTGTGTTCGGCTTGAAAATCAATAACGTTCGCCAAATCAACACGAATAAATGTATTTCTATCGGTATTCGTTCCATCACCTAATTCATATCTACTATTATTACCACACGACCATAAGTACCCATTATCTTGTAACGCGTAGTTACAGTAGTACCCGACCCCACACCGTGTAAACGTATTCGACGATTGGGTCGAAACTAACCAAGGACCTTGACTCGTATAATCAGATTCGTTACCTCGACCTAACGCACCGTCTGTGTTATATCCCCACGTATACAGTTTCCCGTCGTTCGTAATCGCACATTTAGGATGTGAATCCGTTCGAGACCCGATCTCTTTTATACCACTCGGGAGTGCGTTAAGATTATCGTGAAGAGTTGGTATATTTACGGTTGTATTATTTCCCATACCATTTGACCCGCTACTTGAATCACCCCAATACCATACCTTACCGTCCTTCTTTAGTAAAAAACATGTTCGTGTAGACAAACACAACTGTGCCTTCGTTTCCGTAACCACCGTTACCGTAACCTTATTTGAATAATACGTATCGTCGGCAACTGCTTGGTACACGCCAGTTTCGTCTATAAAGACAATCGTTTCGTCCCCGAACGTATGGTAAAGTGTACCGTCTTTGTACAGTTTAACGCTCGTTGTCGTTAACCCACCTTTACTCGCGAAGGTAAGCCTATCCTTACTGTTATACGTGAGCGTGAGTTCCTTTTTTCCATACCAACTATACATTCGTAAATTACCAGATTGCATACCAGATAAAAAGTATTCGCTATTCTCACCACAAAAAGATATATCGTGACCTTGATCGTTATCAGCGTCCACAAACGTAAAATCAGACGTGACATCCGTTGCCGACGACCAATCACCCGCATCGTTATTCTTAAATATTAACCGTGAATTCGAATCGTTATGGAATATGAGTACGTATTTACCGTCGAGTGTAACCGTACCCGAGTGTCCTATATTATCATTCGCAGATCTTCTTGCACCTGAAAATTTCGCCGTATTTGCGGACCAATCTATGGTATACATTTCGTATCCTCCATACGAACCCGTCGAACTAACCATAAGATACTTACCATCTGATGTAAACTGTTTACCGTATCTACCTCTACCACCATCGCCAGATGGTTTATCTGTAGGATCGACTATTTCAGTTTGGGTCGTCCATGTATCGGTACCCGCGGTATGTTTATACATTTGTATTCTAAACGTTGAATTATTATCCGTACCGGTAACTGCAAAATCGTAATTATCTTTAGCAGGAACAAACGATGGTTTATGTAGACGATTCTCGCCACCTATTTCCGTTGCTGTTTGTGATATTTTTGAATACGTTCCCGCCGATTCGTCGTGTTTCCATATTTCGTGGTGTTGATTAACACCATTACACCCATTCATTATATATTTACCATCGTACGAAATAGATCCAAAAAGATCGTTTTTAGTACTTTGACTATGTGTAAACGTCGTATAATTCGTATACCCATTTTCGGGGTCACCTTTCATGACTTGTATTACACCCGATGTGTTTGCCCATGCAATATATTTACCATCACCACTTACTTCATGAAACCGACCTAAACTCGAAGTTGTTATCTCGTGTTTCATGTTAGGACCTGCCGCCGTCATATCCGTATTTGGTGTGGTTCCAATTTGATTTACCGTTGCCGTAGTTGCGTTAGAGTACGTTTCCGAACCGAGTGTTATTGTTAAGGGAACGGACCCGAACTTCGCAGTTTCGTCGAATATGTACGCGTTAGACGTTTCGTCTATACTATACGGATCTTTCCCGCTAATTGTTGTCGTTGTCACGTCCTCGGTTACGTTCGAAAGTGTGAGTGTTACCACACCATCACTCGTCACGGATGTCGATGCTTGTGCGGTCGGTTTTACCCAGACGCGGTGGTAAATGTAATCCCCGAACGCGAGGAACTCGGCCGATTCGTCACTTTCGACGTTTTCGGCCGTCGAGTCTATATCCGTCCACGCACCGCTCGTACTGTTTCGACCTTGGATTTTAAAGTTTATACCGAGGTACCCGTGATCGCTCGTTTTGTATACGCGCGCCTTTGTCGTCGACGAAAGGTTTGGTACGACCGTCGTTGACGTATACTCGTTCGCACCCAATTTGAATTTCTGGAACCCGGGGGTTGTTGTCGTTTCCATCGCGTAACTAATCCATTTTCGTGGTAAATTATACGTCGATTTACGTCCCACATCGTCCGTTACCTCGAGTTTATAAGTAACCGCTTGTGCCGTCGTTTCCACACCGGATCCAAATCCGACGGCACTTCCAGTTCCCGCCGACGAAACTGTCGTTAACAAAGTCCCATCGGGTTTATACAGTTTAGCCGTTGCCCCGTACGTCGACGTTAAATCCGTTATATCGAACCCCGTTAACACGTTATCAAAGTTTACCGCAGGGGACGTATAATCGGCTAAGTCTAAATCTAAATACGTATCACCACCACTCGTTGTTATGAGAAGAATCTCAAAATCCGACCCCGTTTTTATCGTAGAACTAACGGACGAGGCCGTTACACCCGTATTCGGCGTATACGTAAAATTACCCACCCCGTTCGTTTTCACTGAAATTTTGTGTATCGAAGGTTGTCTTAAATTACTTTTGTTTATTGTGTTTACAGTTACATCACCCGTCAAAGTTATCGTGGCTTCCCCTGAAACTTTATTACCTCCATCGATCGTCAAAGTCGTTCCACTTATCGATGCTGTTATAGGTTCCGTAATATCGACGATATCGGGAACTTCTATATCTTCTGTAATCAATGCGGGTATCTCTAAGAAGCGCATTTATATAGAAGGATATTTTTGTTTTTCAATTTATACATCACCAATTCTATACTCGTAAGAATCATCTGTGAAATCAAGGGTATATCCACCACTGGTAATATATCTTTGCCAATTACCATCAAAATAATTACCTATACTACCACTACTAACAGTAGCATCCGTCCAAGTAGCTCCACCGTCGTTACTTTTCTGCCACTTAAAAGTTGCACTATTACCACTACCATCTGCCGTTGTATGCCAGTCTCCCGCACCGTTACCCGAAAAATTAGTAGCAGTTGTATGAAATTCAAGAGTAACATTGCTGTAAGTATCCCAACCCGCTCCATCGTTACCCCAAGTCCTCTCAACTCCAGCCGCGTAAATAAAACCGGTAGATATATTTTCAAGTTCCGCGTTTGGATTTAAATTGGCAGCCGAGCGTTTAAAAAATTTAGTAATTTTTAATACACGTGGAGTAACCTCACTGCTTGGAGTTAATGGGTTATAACTAAAGGTTTTTTTAGTACCTAATTGATTATTACTACTATCCGCCAAATACGCCGTATATTTTATACCAGAACCCGTTCTTTGACCAGTTGATAACGTTGTTGAAAGTGTATACACACCAGACGCAGTATCTGCGTAAGATCCATTATCAATTTTATACCTTACATGATCACCCGTACCAGTTTTCTTAAAATCAACGACGTGTGCATAATTACTCGTATCGTATGAAACGTGTGCTATTTCAACCAACCGGTTTATTGATTGTTGACCACCAACACCTTTAATTATAACTATACCACTCCCTCCATTACCACCTTTACCATCCGACCATCCACCTCCACCTCCACCTCCACCTGTACCATGTCCACCATTACCACCGGATGCATCGTTATCTGCATCCGAAGCAGATTTTGTACCTTTTGAACCGAGTGTTATACCCCCTGTACCTCCATTTCCACCACCACCCTGTCCACCTCCTCCTCCACCACCTTTACCACCGTGACCAGGTCCACCTTTGTGACCAGCACCACCACCACCACCGGCCCAATAATAAACAGTTCCTGTTATATCGTTAGTAACACCATCACCACCGTGTCCTCTACCTGTACCACCACCAGTTCCAGCGGCACCCGCACCTCCACCTCCACCAGGGTACCCAGCAGAAGATCCTTTCGCCCCACCATCGTTCCCCTGTCCAGCTGTCCCCGTTCCATGTGCGCCACCACTCGTTGATCCACCAGAACCACCTCCACCAGAACCACCGTTACGTGCAGGGTAACTTGTATTGTCGTTAGACGCACCACCGCCACCACCAGTTGCAGTTAAACTAAAAGCTGTTGTATCGGTACCACTAACACCTCGTGTAGTACGACTTGATGGACCATCACCACCATTACCCACCACAATTGTTTGTGCCGAGTTTGCAATACTACTCACGGTTTGTGATATTAAACCACCTGCACCACCACCACCGCCATGTCCACAACCACCCGAACCACCACCACCTATTAAGAGAACCGTAGCATTACTTATAGTAGACGTTGGTGTCCAACTATACGTCGTACTCGACGTTGTTTTTGTAGGCGTACCCAAAGTACCCCAAGAATATGTATCACTTGGTGTATCTGCGTATACTCTACCATGTACAGCAGCATTTGAAACAGTTAAATCGTAAAAAGGATCACTACTATCCGCAAAATTGTTATACAAGAAAACAATATGAGGAGGAGCATCTGTAGTTGTTAAAGAAGTAGTAGTTGAAGTTGCAAGTCCATCGACATAAACTTTATACGTTCTCGCCGAAGCCGATGTTTCAGTAAATGTTCCTTCACCTTCACCGTCCTCCAAAAAAAAGCTAGTTTTAATATCACTATTTGCATTATCTCGAATTTGTGCGTATGTTTGTGTATTGAGCCCCCCTTTTACAGAAACGTCAACTTTTTTACCACTTAATCCAAATTGTACTCCACTAATTGATGTTTCAGCAACCTTTTCAGGTATTCCTTTAGGTGGTCGTGATTTTGATATTACACCACCATTACTAGTATTTCTTACATAATATTGTGTTCCACCAATAGTTGATGTAACTGCATTTGGAAATGTTGCGGTATACAGGGGGTACTTATAGTTTAACCCATCCTTTACATAAAAAGGTCTATTTTTGGTTGAATCAAACGTTTTAGAATCCGTAGTAAACATTTCGCGTATGAATACCGAAAGAACATTATTCACTTTACGAAGTGTAATCATACCCGTTTCTTGAGGTGATATAACATAATCGTCGGTATAATTAACTTTAATATTATCATCGTTTAAAAATGTACCTAAAGTTATGAAAATACCACCATTTGTACCATTTGCAGAACTAGTGTTTTTTAAAGCAATGTGTATAGTTGTATTATTATTTACGTTCGTATGATTTATAGCGGTAATAGTTGCCGCCGTGTTTCGTTCAATCTTCGCAACGCCCGTCAGTTTACCGGACGTTATGTTGAGTGTATTGTCGTTATCGATTTGTGCTGTGACGCTACCAAAACCGGTCGCATCAGTCGTATATGCTATACTTCCTGTCACATCAACACCACCTGTGACTTTAAGTTTCGCGCCTGTTATGTTAAGTTCTGTTGCACTTCCACCGATTGGCATTTTATTAATATAGGTACATAAAAGAATTACGCTAAATTATTTTAATAAAATGTCGTTTGGTATCGTCGGTATTTCCACACCGACCCTAAAAATTGCTAACGGGGTTCAAAAAGTAAACAAAGTTCACCTTTACGAAACGACTATCCCACAAAAACTTAACATGTACAATGCGGAAAATTATCAGTGCGTTGCTGATCTTGTAGTTAACATGAACAGGCCTCGAACTATCGTTACGGCGTGTAAAGATCAAAAAGACGTTCGTAATACATTAACCAGAATTCTCGAATGGTCCGACCCAGAAGATACGATCATTAATTGTTCGAACGATCACTACAAATACAACATGTATTACGAGAGTGAGTGTTTGAAAAAAAAAGTACACTACCTGAGTGCGTCACTGACAAACGATGCGTTTCTCGTCGGTGGTCAAGAACGTATTTTTAATTCCCATGAACCACTTTTCTATTCGTTCGCAAAAAATGTTCAACACGCCGGGGATATGCCTGGGTCGGGACACTTCGCGAAAATGGTTCTCGATGGTCTCGAGTGTGCGATGTTCCAAATTGTCGGCGACGTGTTCGCGTATTGTAACGGGAACGTTCCCGTCATGCTTTCACTCATGGATAAGGCAAAGAACATGGACGTTTCGGGACCCGTTATCGAACGGTGTAAATCCCAACTCTACGTAACCCGAAACTATAGTCCCGTTGCCAAAGTTAAAAACTCGACCGCGTGGTTCATGGAGTATACGTTTAAGTCGAGGTTACCGACACCCGTCATACACGCATCAGTCGTATCACGAATGACGAGTCAGTACGCGAAGTTATCCGAAACACACCAATCGTATAATACATTTTTCGATACGAATGCCATACTCCAAACGATCCGGTTCTGTTTTGCGATGGCACTTTACGAAGGTAACCAGATTTCGTACGGGAAAATCGTACACTGGTCGAGGAACTCGAACGTATCGTGTCCCATGTTCGATAACCACGATCCGTTAATCATTATGGATGCGACCGTCGAGTTCGCGAGGACGTTTGTTATACACTGCGTGCACTGCGGGGTACCTATTCCGACAGTGCAGGCCGCGTTGAGCCAATACGATTTCATGAAACAAGAACGAACGTCGATGAATTTTATCGCGTCGTTACGAGACGTTTAGTTTAATTTTTAGGCGTCACCCCATAATTGTATATCACCAAGTAACAATTTATTACCACCGTTATTTGCGGTTATAGAAACTTGATAATATTGATAACTCGCCGGAGAGTCTATACTGTACAGGTCCCCATATATCGATATGGGTTTATTAGTAACAGTATCCAAGTCTGTCCAGCTAGTTCCATCGTTAGACCCCTTAAATACCCACGATTTAGGACGTTTCGTCGCATCGTCACCACCATTACCTGGTAATGTCGGGTCCGTACTCGTACCAGGTGTCGCACTCGTACCCGACCCGTTCGGGTTATTGTGATCGAGTGGGAACATTCTATATTTACGTATCTTCTTTGCACTCGGTAATTGTATACTAAGTGCTATAGGATACGTGTTGTTAATCGATGTTTGCCATTGCTCGGTAGACCCAACATTATTACGCAAAAAGTTATAATGGTTATTAGCCGATGTTGTACCCGAAGGTAAATCGGCTTTACACTGGTACTGTCCGTTACCATTCGCTGCACCCGATATCGTCCACGTATTCCACGTATTATCGGATGCGCTTTGTGTTAAACTTGACGTTGTTCCATCAGTTGGTGGGTACTGGTACAGTGGAAATACGTCATCCGACACCGTCAAAGGTCGCGTTATCGTAAACGTATCGGTTCCCTTAATCTCGGCATAATACTTTCCAGATTCGGGGATCGTATATTCACCCGCCGCGGGGTCCGCGACTATAAACACGTTCGACGTATCCGCGACGTTACTCGTGAACAGTCGTACGGTCGATCCGGGTTCCGTATTCAAAATCTTTAGCGTATTCAAACCGTCGTATTCGAGTTTGGGTCCACACCCAACCTCCGCCGCTCTTTGATGGACCTGTTTTGGCGTCATGTGGAAGTTATACAAACTCAATTCGTAGTATAAGAATTTTCGGAAGGATACACCAGGAGTTACACCAGTGCGCATATTCACTGGCTCAGACCTCGAACCAACGGCAACTGCACTCGTATACGTCGCCGAAACGACCGGGTAGCCGTTCACGTACCCAACGGCATTACCCCCAGTATCAACCGTAAGGGCAACGTGGTGCCATTTACCTACCGTAAAACACTTAATTGTTCCGGCTTGTAAAAGAGTATCTACGTCATCGTCCCTAGTTAATCTTGCCGTTCCATCCGCCGCCATTTCGAATTGGACATCATGATTCCAATTACTCCCAATACTCAAAATTACATCGTACCTTTGTGATGCTTCTACAGGCATGAATACTGCATCCACTGATTGGTGCATTTTAACACCGTCGTTGTACATGTAACTGCCCGATGATTGGTACCAAACGTTCGATGTACTCCCATCGGCGCGTTTCTGTACAGTAAATGACCCACTCGAAGGTTCTGTACTACCATTCCCACTAATTGGATCCATGTACCAGTGGGTTTGGTACCCATTAGTTGGGAATGGACGATCTGCACTATCAATGATATACCACCTGTTAACTTCCGAACCCATATCGTCAACGGCCGGTGGTGAACTTCGCCGACGCGGGTTCCCGACCTGGACGACCGCCGTATTCGCACCGTTTGGAGGCGCAACGTTCGTTTGGATAAGCACAATACCCGAACCACCGCGTCCACCATGACCCTTAACATCGCTTGACGAGTGTTTATCTCTTGCATATGTTCCTGCTCCACCACCACCCCCGCCCGTATGTTCCATAGCGTGTTGCGAACCACCCTTAGCCATATACCCTTCATAACTTTGACCGTACCCACCACCACCGCGTCCACCGGGTATAGTTTCAGTTTCGTTACGATTACCACCACCTCCACCACCAGCAAACCAACCACCGTCACCGTACTCGTCCCCGAAATTCGTAAACGAACTTCCCGTTCCGAAGAATTTACCAATACCACCATCACCCGCATTACCACTCGATGCATCTGCACCTACACCTCCAGCACCCCCACCACCACCACCTTCCATCGATGGAGAAGCACCATCACCACCCGCATTACCTTGTCCCGCGGTTCCATTCGAACCATTATTAGCACCATAAGTAGAACCATCACCACCATTACCACCACCACCCGAACCGGCAGTTCCCGTATACATTGTATTATTTTGAGAACCGCCACCGCCACCGAGATTAGCAGTTGTTAACCCCGTAAACGTTGTATCGTTACCGTTAGCCCCAACTCCACCGTCACCAACTCCACCCGTAGCCCCGTTCCCGACAACGATCGTTTTCGTCGCGCCACTTGCCAAGCTCGTCCCCGCCGTATACACGAGACCACCGGCACCTCCACCACCACCTTCGTATCGTCCACCGCCTCCACCGCCACCGGCAACCATCATAACGTTCGCGGTTAACCCGCCCGATGGAGGTGCGAAGGTATACGTTGTACTTGAAACTGTATCGTACAGTCTATGATTGTAAAATTTAAAATTTTTCATACGCGCGTTAGGTAAAGCCCATCGACCATCGGGTCTTCCACCAACAAGTGTAAAATACTTAAACTTCAAATCGGATGTTGTCCATGTTGTAGCTTCTTGATCCAATTTAAGATCATCGTTGATATAAATTTTTACTCGCCCCGATCGTGAAGACGTTTTATTAAAACATTCAAGTGTTAATTTTGCCCAATCACTAAACCCACTCGTTTGTGTAAAATCTGGTTGTAAACTTGACTGTATTTCGGCCCTTATTGTATTCGACGCACTTTTTTGCACTTCCACTCTCATATCAGACGCGGTATCTTCAGCTGAAAAAAAGACACCGGTATCAGAACCCGTTTCACTTAAATTAAAATCAAAAGTTACCGAAAACTCCTCATAATCAGCAGCTGTATGAAAATATAAAGTTCTATCATTGGCACTCGAAGATGAATTGGTTGCTTTTAAAGAACCACTATTTATCTCACAGTGTGCGCCTTGTGTTATTGTAGAAACATCCGAATAATCACTCGCTGATGGTATAGAACTTGTTAATGGAAACCCAAAAATATTTGAAGTCCCAGGCCCTGGTGTTATCGTCCCAATAGATGTACTCGTAAACGCCGGTGTATCGGCATAGAACCGACCGTTATCGCGCGCCGTAAGTATATCACCGTCCCCGTACGCGTTATCGAAATTACCGTGGTGGAATGCCCACGTATACAGACCCGACGCCTTTGTTGCGGGGACCGTTGCGGATTTTAGGGTAAAAACACCGGATTTTTTTAGTTGCGCGTCGTACGTCCCGGTATCCGGAACCGTAATAATCGACGCTTTACCCGCATCGTACGTCGTCGTTCCTTTCGTAAATTTCATGGAACCCGATGAAGATAATGATTTAATAAAAGTAGCCGGCGACGGTGTTGTTGAAGTACTACCATTAGTTGTATCGTTAAGTACAATTTTACCATTACACGTAATTTTCCAACCAGGCATATAAACAGGTCTATCTGCAACGAACGTCAAATCCGCGAGTTCTTTGTTCGTTACGAGGGTCCATAACTTTGTACCAACTTCATGATTAGGATCATCTATAGATATGTATGTAGAATTACTTCCATCAAACATACTATCCACGCCGTTACCACCAGAAGGGACGTGTACCGTAACCATATTACTTTTCAAAGTCATTGTACTCGAAGATAGTTGATTAATGTTTACATAATGTAAACCACTCGAACCAGCTGCTTTAACAGAAACGTAAAATTCGTATACAAAAGTACCACCCACAAAAACCTTATCGTACCCGTCGAACTCGAACGAAGGTGCGAGTATGTTCGGTAACGTGTCTATGTATTTGGGGTACGAAATATCACCCGTATCATTATCACCGCGTGTATAAAGCTGCCCTTCTCCCCACGCATAATACTTACCGTCCTCGGTAATCGCGTAACATCCATTAGTCACCGTCCCAAATACCTTTATGTTCGAAACGTGTGTAAACTTTACGGGTGTCGATTTATCGGTCGTATCACCCAAACCTAATTCTCCGGTACTATTTTCACCCCAACAGTACCACCCGTCGCTCGTATCAGCAAATACGTGTGGATTTTCATTACCCGTATATAATTTGTTTACTGTAATACTTTTCGTCGTAAAGTAACTGATCTTAACCCACCCATCACTCGACGATTTCGCGGTCGTGTTTCCTTGACCCAATTGTCCGGACGCGTTATGACCCGTCGCGTATACCGTACCTAAACTTGTTATAACAAACATGGAATAAGACCCATTCTCTATATCAGTCACGGTTTCACCCGAGACTAAAAGACTCGTTAAATTAGCGGTTCCAGTTCCCATTATATTCGTCGGTACGTTATACCGTCCCCAACCATTATCACTACTACCAATCGCATTTCCTCCCCACATCCAAACCACGTTAGACGAATCGAGTGCCACTACAAAATCACCGTTATATACGATTTTTGTTACGTTAGAAATACCACTAAGTTTCCTCGGTGTATGATCATTCGTTGGTGATGCACCTTGACCCAAAACACCTGCTGCACCCGAATCGTCACCGTACGACCACACGTCGCCGTTTTCCATGAGTACCTGGGTTGCTCGTTCGGAACCACTCGCCCACACGACGCTATTAGACGTTTGTGTATGATCGCCGAAATATATAGAAACGTCCGTAAAATTTTTTAAATCCCCCGAATTCGAAGACGCCGCACCCGCGGGAGCAGCGTCCCAATCAAAAGGTGTACAATACGAGTTTCGATCACCTGTAAGCCAAATTCTACCGTCGCGTGTTTTAGCCCACCGACTAAGACCACGATTAGACTGTTTCCATATACTTACGATCTCGCCTTGGAAAGTTCCAGTACTGTTCGGATTTTTGACCGCCAGAGTTGCTGTTGGTACACTGGACCAATTTTCAGGGCTATCTGGCGAAATACCAGATTCCCCTTCCCCGTTTCTACCCCACCCGTACAGTTTCCCGTCGTACGTGAGTGCGTGCCCAAAACCATACGCACCATTAATTACCGGTTCGATCGTTTTAATCGTCCCACTCGATACGTTACTCGTAAACGCGAAGTCTGTGGCATTCTTAATTTCCGCGGTATACGTTCCAACGTCCTTTATGTATACATTCGTCGCCGTACCGATATCGTACGTGTTCGACTCGTACTTGAGTGTCGACGAGGTCGGTGTTATATCGTTTATCGTAAGTTTATTGTACGTGTCGAAGGTTAGGGAAGGTGATACATCAAACAGTGTAAGGGGAACTTCAACAGGGGTATGACGCTCAGTTCCTGTACCATCACCAATATTACCGTAATTATTTCGACCCCATCCATATAACTTACCGGTACTACTCAGGGCTAAAGCGGTTTCATCATCGGCATGAACTTTAATAATATTCTCTAAGTACCCCGTTCCACCGACACCTTTAACTTTAACAGGTGTTAATCTTTGACTCGTTGAACCATCTCCAAGTTGTCCACGTCCATTTAATCCAACGCAGTATACATAACCACTGGAATCACACATTATAGTAAAATGACCCCCTGCATCAACATCAACTATATTTTCAATGAAACCTGTTCCTCCAACACCTTTCATTTGAACTATCGTACTTCGATTCGATGTTCCTCCATCACCTAATTGTCCTTGACCACCGTACCCCGCACCGTACACGTACCCACCACTCGCTAAACTACTCAACATAATATTAAACCCACCGGCAGTTGATGCTATATCAACAATGTTAGTTAAATTACTCGACCCCGTCGTATCTTGCATGATCTGAGGTGTATGATATTCCGTGGTATTACCAAGACCAGCTTGTCCATACCCATTCCACCCCCACGCATAAACAGTACCGGTACTCGATAACACGATAACCGCGTTATCTGCATTAGCGCCTTCAGCTTTGATTATATTTGTCAAATACCCCGTACCACCAACACCCTTAACTTGAACAGGTGTACTACTATTAGATGTATTATCTTGTCCAAGCTGACCATCGCCACCATTACCACACGCATATAGTGCACCGGCACTTGTAATATAAAACATTGTGCTTGCACCACCACCAACTGCTGAAATATTTGTTAAATACCCGGAACCACCAACACCCTTAACTTGAAGAGGTGTACTACTATTAGTTGTATTATCTTGTCCAAGTTGACCACTGCTATTACTCCCCCACGCATATACCGTACCGTCACTCAGACACGCAGCTATACAGTCCCCTCCTCCACCTATATCAACAACGTTCGTTAGTGAAGATATATGTTTCCACGTATTCCTATCGGTTGTAGTACCATCAGCAAGTTGACCTACATTATTTCTACCTGTGGCATACGCCTTACCATCGAAAGTAACCGCATAAAAATTGGTAGCACACCCCGATACAAATGCTTTTGAAGTATCAATTTCATTAATACTCCCCACAACATTACTCGTCAACGCAAACACACTCGCACTCGTAACTTCCGCATCGTACGTACCATTCTCGGTTATGTATATGTTCGTTGCCGTTCCTATATCGTACGTATTTTCACCTGAAGTCAATTTTGTTGAGGTTGGTGTGATCCCAGAAATCGAAAGTTTATCGTACGTGTCAAAAGTTAAGGAAGGGGATCCAGATATACTCGGCCATGGATTAGACGAACTGTTTGGTTTTATTTCCGCTATTGAACTCGAATTACTCCCGTGCTCTAACTTAAGATCATCGTCAGATTGTTTTTCCAATTTCCCAGGTACTCCACCTGGGTTATCCCAACCATGGTTTGGTCTATTACCTTGTGTATCATAATACGACCAACCACCAATCGCATTATCCCAAAAAACGGTACGATCACTTGTATAACTACTATGGTTAAGACGGTACCATTTACCACCGGAAACTTGGTGACTCTCATTAGCTATTGTTAGACTCGACGCGCTACTTAATGTTTGTCCACTATCAAGGTTTATAGTAGTAGGGTACGTATAATCGGGTAAAGGTAGATTACCAACCTGACTTCCCGAAACTAAAGTATACACTTTTAGTTCGCGGACGATACAACCCGCACTACCATCGGTATCAGTTATGTATAACCTAAAGTATTGGTACGCGGTTGATGTGGATAAACCCGTAAACATAACCGTGTTATTACCCGCCCAATCCGTTTTATCCGTTTGCGTATCTAAATCTACCCAAGTTCCTGAGGTTCCACCATCATTAGAACCTTGGAATTTCCATGTTTTAGGATATTTAGGGGTACTCAATTCTTTAGGTTGAATACTATACTGAACTGCTTTATACGCACTCGGATACTTAATCTGTACCCACGCGGGATTACTTGTCGTTACATCAACTCCGTCAGTTTCCCATTGATTGTCAGTTTCACTATTTGTCCATATATTATCGAAAACCTTCCAACCCGCCTTTGCTGCAGAAGCCGTGGAATCTTCTGTTATCTCCCACCCAGATCCCGACGTCCAATTCGTATCCGTCGTAATTGCCGTTGCTGATGTAAATACGGGGTTCGCAATAACACCTGAACTAATCACACTCGCCACATTACTCACCAACGCAAAGTTCGTCGCACCTTTGATTTCCCCGGAATACGTCCCCGCATCTTTAATGTATACTGTCGAGACCGTTCCTAAATCGTACGTGTTCGATCCGTACTTTAACTTATACGTCGACCCGGTATCTGCGCCGGGAAACGTATACTTATTGAACCCGTCGAAATCGAGTTTGGGCGCAGGTGAAACGATAAACGAAACGTCATCGTAAATTTCTATATTTCGAACCTTAGTTCCCGTAGATTCACCGCCTGTGGTATATTGTCCCGGGTAAGCAAAAACGCGAATCTTCGAAGGGAAACCGTCCGAAAACCAATCCTGTACTTCTGATGTAGTTGTTTGCGAAGATGACATGTGTAATTTCCATTCACCATTAACGTATATGTACCACCAGGCATCTTTTTCGTAATGTACGAGTGCATGTTTCGACCATTTGTCTTTATAATCACCCGCATCTAATCCAGCCGTTGCCTGATACGTACCACCACTTAAAGATGTATCTATAACATACGCTTTACCGTGAATACTAAGACCACCTATAGTACCACCCATACTCGAACGTTGATCTATACTAAAATCCGTATTGGGATTGCCGTCATGTTCACCTAGGGTTACAACTGCTGTTAAACCAGAAGCCCCATCATAATACGTTTCAAAAACAACGGCTAAATCACTCGTCGTACTCGTTCGAACGCTCGAAAAGTCACACAAAAGTGAGGAGGGGTTAGCTGTTTGTATAGCATTATTTGTAGAATCGTGTGAAGGCGCAGTATTCGAACCTTCACTAACCAAGTTTACCCCGGAAACGTTACTCGCCAAAGACGTACCCAAATTCTCAAACTTTAGAATTGGTAATATTGTCGAAGAAACTGCATTCACAACATTACTATCTATCGCAAACGCGCTCGATCCTTTCATTTCCGCCGTATACGTCCCCGCACTGTCTATGTATATATTCGTTGCCGTTCCTATATCGTACGTCGTCGTCGATTCGGCACCCGTCGGTAACGCGTGGATTTTAGATGTTGGGTTCGTTAGACCCGAAAGGGTTAGTTTGTTGTACGTATCGAAACTTATATAATCGGGGATTGCGTTCGTGTATACGTATACCGACCCGTATTCACTTCCATACGTACCGTCACCGGACATACCAATAGCAAACCGGTCTTTTGAATTCTTCGCGATCGCCGTACCGTAACCCCACCCGTCATCCGCAGCTGGTGTTGTTTTGGGGTTCTCGTACGTTTTAGTGAGTGACCATGACCCACCCGAGTATTCATACAGGAACGCGCGACCTTGTCGTACGCCACTCGGTGTATAATAATTATCACCCGTTAGTACCATATTCCCATCGTAACTTATCGATGACGAACCACGTGAATAAAACGAACACCTACCCTGTACATCCATAACTGATGTCCAAGACGTCCCCGATTGACGTTCCAAAATTCGACCTTGTCCATCGGTACCACTCATAATTACAGCCGTTGTTCCATCATCGTCCATACGTATTCTCGTTGGCCAGTTATTAGTATTTGCGGAAGATGCATAGACCTCCGTTATACTACCCCAACTACTCCCATCGTAATTTGCTTCGTATACTTTTCCAACATAGTTTGGGCTACTCCCAGACGCGTTCCTCTGACCTATAAGTACGCGTGTACCCGCACCGTTTATAGAAACACCATTACCTAAACCTGTAAATCCACTCCACTGTTTCGTTTCGGACCACGTACCGTTTGCTGCACGCGTGTATATATACGCTTTATTACCTCCTTCACCTTCACCCCTAACAATAACCGTACCTGCTTTATTCATATCCATGTCACCGTTTGCTTGTGTTCCTGAAATACTTACCGTAGGTGAAGTTGGCCATGCCCCACTCGCATAATCGTATATTTTTATCGTACTATTCGGGTGAAAATCAACAGCTATACGCGTACCGTCATCGCTCATACACACGGAATCACCGAAACGTGTATGACCTGTATTTGTAGATGCTAAATCCACTTTTTGTACCCACGTCCCGTTTTCTAAATGGTACACGGCGGCACGTCCATCGTATTGTCCCGATATATTATACATACCCATACCAGTAACCATACGCGTCCCGTCCCCACTAAAGTCCATGTACGAACCGAAACCACCTTGAGACCACGAATCCGTTGTACCGTACCCCGGAATAATTGATTCGACTTCGTAACCCGCCATCGTACTCGCAATCGCACCCACGGTCGTCTTATTAAAGTACGCGGCACCGGAAAACGTATCGTACGTAAGACTTTTATACAAACCCGGTGTTTCTATAGTTAAATCACTCGTAAGTGCGCCTATATTGTACGTGTTCGAACTAAGAAAGAGACTGGACGATAAACTCTTAAGTCCGTGTAATATAGAAAGTTTGTTATACCCGTCGAAAGATAACCTTGGACTTATTAATAAATTAAATTTACCGTCCACACTTGGTCCCGCACCCGGAATGACTTGTGTAGGTACATACACGGCATTACTAACACCATTACCTATTTGACCATTATTACCTTCACCCCAACAAAAGACAGAACCATCCGATTTACGCGCAATCAAATGAGTCCCTCGACCATACGATTGTATATCTTCAACACCCGTAATACTCGTAATCTCCGTAGGCGTGTGTGTATCACCACTAGTCTCCGAACCACTCGCAAACTGTCCGTGTGTATTATCACCCCACACGTATAAAGTTCCATCACTTTTACGCGCAAAACCACACGTTTTTGTTCCTAAAATATTAGATATTCCCGAGAGTCCCGTACATTGCGTAGCTGATGTGTTATCGCTATTTGCACCGTCACCTTGTTCTCCGGCACTACCTTCACCAGATGCGTATACCGTACCGTCACTTTTCAAAAAGTAACTAAAATCTTCGCCACAACTAATATCAGTTATACCCGTTAAATTCGTGGAACTACCACCCGTCTTAACATTACGAGGTGTAGTATTTGTTGAAGTATTATCACCCGTACTAAGTTGATACTCGTTACCTCTCCCGAACCCGTACGCTAAACCCGTAGTCGCGTTTAGTATCATGGAAAAGTCGTTACCGCCCGAAAGGTGTGTTATACCCGAAATGTTTCCACTACCACCAACACCTTTTACTTGTGTAAACGTATTTCTGTTTGAACCACTCGTACCATCACCAATTTGACCAGATTGATTTTCACCGCACGCGTACACGTATCCATTTGTTACCGTACAAATTAAACTGTGTTTATGTATAGCGGCAATTTTACTTATAGCCTCGCCAGTATACGGAACAACGGTTGGGTAATATCTCGCCGTAGTATCACCAACACCTAACTGACCTTCGGAATTACTACCCCACGCGTATAAAGTCCCGTCATTTGCTAACGCAAGTGTTTGTGTCCCACCACACGAAATTTGTTTTATATTACTCAAAAAACCCGAGCCACCGACACCTTTCACTTGAACGGGTGTGTTTTTATTACCAACATCACCACTACCTTGTCCCAAACGTCCTTCACTACCTGTTCCCCACATGTATACATAACCGTCACTGGTTAAAGCTGCAACCTGAGCACTACCAGCAGAAATTCCTACGACCTTTGCCGGAATATTAAGACTGGTTACGTCGACCTCGTTCGTCTTATACTTTAAACCGGCTATAGTAACATCGGCCGAGTATTTACCGGCGTCGGTTATGTAATAATTTGTAATTTTTTGGGAATTGTATACATATAACGCACCCGCATGAGTTACACCATCTACATCGTTATATGCAGCACCTACAAGTATAGTATTACCACTCACTCCTACCGATATACCAAAACGGTCACTAGCTACTGCATCACTCGCAGAAAGTTTCTTAACCTCGGACCATGTCGCCCCCGAACGTTTAAATACCCACGCCGCACCCGAATCAGACATACCACCTGAATCATGAAGATCTGAACCCATAACAACAGTATCGCCGGATATAGATAAACGCCCAATATTCCCGGCTTGATCGTTGGACGCAACATCGCTCGGTATAATTTTAGTTTGTTGTGTCCATGTCTCAGCACCAGTATCCTTCTTAAAGAAGTATACCGCACCATAATTCGAATTATCGTACGGAGAACTAACAGCTAAATAATCACCGTCCATTGCAACGGCACACCCAAAATTATCATTAGCTGCCACATCACTCGATTGAATTTGTTGTTGCTGAGTCCAACTCGTTCCACTTCGTTTAAATATGTACACGGAACCCGCAGACGAAGCAGTTGTATCTTGGTATATGGCACCTACCGCCGCATAATCACCACTTATAGTTACGTCGTACCCGAAATAATCACTAGATGCCACAGAACTGTGTTGGATCTTAGCCTCTTGAGACCAACTCGTTCCCGAACGTTTAAATATATATGCCGCACCTGCTTGACCAGCACCCGTATCTTCACCATATGCCCCGACGATCGCGTAATCACCGTCTATACTTACACCCCACCCGAAATAATCACTCGATGCCGCGTCACTCGCCGTAAGTTTAGCTTGTTGTGACCACGTCTCGGCACCCGTATCGCGTTTAAATATATACGCCGCACCCGTGTTAGAATTTTTGGAATAAGCTCCATAAATCGCATAGTCACCGGAAATTTCACAAAATTCTGCGGCTTGATCATTCGCGGCGGCGTCACTCGCTACAAGTTTAGCGGTTTGTTTCCACGATGTACCATTTCTCTTAAATATATACGCCGCACCCGCTTGAGAACCACCTTCGTCGTCTTGTGGGCCACCTCCTATCATATAATCGCCGTCTATATCACAACCGTAACCAAGTTGAGTATTTGTATCGCGATCATCCGCTAACAAAATCTTTTCGTTGGATATATCTAAATTTAAACTTTCAACACTATCGTAACTGCTCGTTTCTTCACCAATAGTTGACCAAAGTGTCACATCGTCGACGTATTTGAGAGACCCGCCACTTAAATAAACTTTATTCGCGTTATCGTATTTGAGTTCGAGATCACCCGCGACTGGGTAATCCGTTCGTCCTAACGCCGCTAAGACTATTTTGAATACGAGATAGTTCGAAAGAAAAACCATATCCGTGTCCTGTTATAGTTATACCACAAAATTATTGTTCTTAACAAACGTAAAAAATTTGTTAAGAAAAATGAAATACAAAGCAAATGCCTTACCACTTGGCCACACGAGCTCGTTACATAAAATGCTCGCGACAGGGTTCGAACCTGCGATCCTTTGCTCGTTTTGTAAAAACTCTCTCGACCGGATTTGAACCGGTGACTTCGCGATTAACAGTCGCACACTCTAACCAACTGAGTTACGAGAGAAAGTAATGGGTGGGTCGCGCAACCAAGGATCGAACTCGGGACAATTGGAGTTTAGCAACTAAACGAATAGTTATAATAATTTGTGTAAATTACAATCCAATGCTCTACCAACTGAGCTATCGCACGGGTGATGCCGACAGGATTTGAACCTGCGCCCTTTCGGACCAGAGCCTTAATCTGGCGCCTTAGACCACTCGGCCACGGCATCTCTACCAGCTACTGCTAGGATTTGAACCTAGGTGATTGGATTCAAAGTCCAAGATACTAACCACTATATGACAGTAGCTTACCCGTATATACGATGCATGTATTCTTTAAGCTAATCTTACCTACCATGGTATATCCTGTGGACGAAACCGACACCCGGTCTTTAAAAAATCAACAAACTGTTTAAACTCCGGTTCGGGATTCTCTATGTGTACCATTGAATCGAGAACGGTTCCTACAAACTTATTATACTTGGGGTGTGGACCATTATGCGTTACTCTATTCTCACGAAGGTTACCTATTTCGCGTGGCATCATGATTATGTTATCACTCGCTTGTAAATCGTATTTCACGCGATCAAATAACGGGTGGTGTCTAAACTGTACCGGTATAACGTGATGATCTTCGACGTTACGAATATTGAAACGAAATTTAAAATTTTTTCGTAACAGTGACCCGTATCTCATATCATAGTCCGGGAATAGATTTAAACCTACGCGCATCATCGAATCTTCGAGTTCGTCGACTTCGTCCCATGCGGTAAAACACTCGTCTGAAGATGCGTTAGCACATATTTCTTTTGCTTCGTCTATAGCTTCCACGAACCTATACTGAAGACGCGGATTCTCGACCGTTTCGGGTGTAATGTTTATTTTTTTCGAATACGTACTTTCGAGAACATTTTTACGGATTTGGTGTCGTTTATTTTCGGGTGATGGTTGAACTGAAAAAACTCTAATCATTTACTTTTTAACGCGCTAAATCTTTAACACGTTAGAAAATAATATACATTTATTTTTTTACTTTTTTTACTTTTTTTACTTTTTTTACTTTTTTCTCTTTTTTCTTTTTTACTACACCTTTAATATCTTTAATATCAACTTTAATTTTTCGAGCTTCTGTTCCTGGTAATAAAACACATTTTGGTATTTTACTCATTTAGAATATGTAAATATTTTTTTAGTGTAAAAATAATGATCCTAGCGGGGGTCGAACCCGCGACCTCGGCGTTGCGTATGTGACGATAAAGTCACTTAGGTATACCTAGTAATGTATAAGCACCGCGCTCTAACCAATTGAGCTATAGGATCCCACTTATACATCAACCATAAACTTTAAACCAAACACAACTTTTACTAACCGTAAAACGTACTCTTTGTATTCAATCATTTATACTATTCTATTACTTCTTACCTTTATGTTGGTTTGAAATCGGAAACGAAGTTAACTCACATTGCGACACGTCAGTACTCATTTTCCTACCCAACTCTAAATCTGGTGTATTTGGTCTCGATTTAGCTAACCATTTAACGATTTTACGTTTATTATATTCACTGTCCGTACCACCACCAAGATTTGTTCCTATTACGTTCAAACCATTACACACGTCGGGTTTATTTTCTTTGTCTGGAAACGCCATATTAAACGCGTCTATGGCATTTGGTGGAATATCTGGAGAATCGTCCAAAAGGCGATCGTATTCTTGTCGACACTTAGTCACGAATTCGTTCACGTCACCTCTGTGCTCGGTTTCGAGTGATAATTCCATCTCGATATTCCTATAAAATTTAGACCATTGAATACACATGGACGAGTGCGTTTCCATCATTTTTGAGCTATTATTAAACTTGGAAACGGATGTAAGTATACCCGCGAGTACGTTTAAAAACGCAAAAAAGTATTGAACTGCTATGATTTGTTTTTTCTTTTCGTCCGTCATACTTTCATCGTTTGGACTCAAAACCGCGAAACCACCAACACCTGTTATACTAGAAATGATTATACACGGGTACGATAACCAATCGTTTTGTTTCTTATAAAACATACGCGAATAGTTATGTAGCCATCTATAGCCTGCAGCTTTTTCGGCCCATCCTATGAGGAGTTTTTCCTGTTTCGGACACCAATGATGTTGTTCTGGTATAGTAACTCCCATTACTATTTCTTAGAAAATAAGTATGCATATTCTCTTGCTAATGTATCAACACGTTCATTATTTACGTTTCCGTTATGTGCTTTGACCCATTTAATATCAATGATTTCAAATTTACGCATTAATTCAACCATTTGTACCCACTCATCTTTATTCTTTACATCACCCCCTGATGAAGTTTTCCAACCGTTACGTTCCCAATTCTTAGACCATTCCGTTAAACCCATGCATACATATTTACTATCGGTATACACGCGAATGTATTTAATTCCCAATTCTATACATTTTTCCATGGCTTTTATAACTGCTACCATTTCCATAACATTATTCGTCGTACTATCCTTACCACCGCTATTTTCTATTTTATGAACAACAGTCGAAAGTGTTCCAATTATAAGGTATGCCCAACCACCGGGGCCAGGGTTACCTAAACAACTTCCATCTGTATATACTTCGATCATTTATAGTATACATAGGTTTAAACTTTATACTTCAATTAATTGGTCGCGTTCACGTGGGAAACATTTATAATAACATTTAGAAACTGGTTCTAATAAATAATACACGCCCCAACTAGTTCCCAAAACTATTAAAAATATATAAACACCTTCCATTATCATAGTATAACGTTAAATCTTTATATTTCAGAGTTCCTATTAGTGTTTCCAATACAAATCTCTTGGGAGTTTGGGTTCGTATTTTGGGCGAGGTTCCTCATCGTCTTCATTATCTTCATCACCACACAAACACCAACTGTTTTTTAATGCAAAACAGACTAATATCAGAACTATTGTTCCAATCGCATAATAAAGAGTTAACATATTTATATTATTACTTAAAATTTTAAGTATTTATATTATAAAACATGTTTCACCAAGATTGGGAAGAAGTTACTATACATGGTAAATCCGTTAAAAAGGAAAAAGAAAAGGAAAAATACGTCAAGTTCATGGGTCAAGAAATCAAATTACCTAAACGGAGTCAATATTCCGGTAAAACACCCGAACAAAAACTAGAAGAAACTGAATTAGGAACCCATAAAAAGGTCGGTAAAGAAACGGGGTTAACCATTCAAAGGGCACGCGTCGCAAAAAAGTATACACAAAAGGATCTTGCAAACCTGATAAACGTATCGTCTGATATAATTTCGTCGTACGAATCGGGTAAAGCAATACCAGATCATAAAATCATGCAAAAACTGCGTCGAGTTTTAAGTGTTAAACTCTAATATATTACATCATGGATAATACACTTGGTAAACGGATTCAAATGATACGTATAAAAAGAAATCATACACAAGTTGAACTCGCGCACAGAATAGGCGAAACGTTAGATACCATAAACAAAATCGAATCAGAAAAAATCGAACCGAATTGGTACGTACTCGAAAAAATACAAAAATACTTTAAGGTTACACTTTAAAATTTGATCTAAATTTTAAAATCTAAATTTTATTTATTTTTTAAATTTTATTTTTTACTAAACTTAATAAACTAAGAAATGCTTAGTTGGAGAAGGCGAGGCCACCCATACCGGATTGGACACGGAGAACGTTGTAGTTGACCGCGAACATGTCGAGGTTCTTGGAGGTCGCACCACCAACGTTTCTACACTTGACGGCGACTTGCGCGTTGTCAATTCTGGAGAAGTTGCAAGTACCAGTTGGTTGATGCTCTTCTGGCTTAAGCGCAAACGAGTACGAGTAAACGCCTGGCATTGGGCAACCAGAGTGGTGTTGATATGGTTGCACTTGGTTAAAGTACTTACCGGATTGTTCCTTGAATCTGTCTTGACCGTTGAGAACCAATTTGAACGTGTCCAAGTTACCGACAACTTCTTCAGCGAAGTCAGATGGAGAACCAGTCTTAGACCCCCCGGCATCATATCTTGGGCAACCAATACTGTTAGTATTGATGAACGTGTTCGCGGTGCCAATAACTGGAACAACAGCCAAATCAACGTCCGCGTTGGCATCTTCAGAACCCAAGTTCCACGCAGTTTGCGCACCTTCGGCATCACCTTCGGCAACGCACCACACCAATTCCTTAACTGGGTGGTTGTAGGACAATCTGACTTGCTTGGTCGCAGCCTTGGTAACGGTATCGGTACCAGTGTGTTGAACTTGTTCGATCAAGTATTCGTGACCCTTTTGCGCGAATCGTCTACGCTCTTCAGTGTCGAGGTAGATGTAGTTAGCCCAGACCTTGAACGTGGAAGTGTTCAAGTACTTGTCGAAGTTGGACGCCAAGTCAAAGTCAATTCTGACTTCGTGGTATTGCAAGGCAATCAATGGCAAGGCCAATCCTGGGTTTCTGTTGAAGAAGAAAATAAGTGGCAAGTAAACGGCACCAGACGAAGCGACAGTCGCGGATGTCATCTTACCCCAGTTAATTCTCTTGGATTCATCCAAGTACAATTCAGAGTACAATCTCCACCATCTTTGGTAGTGTTTGTCGATTCTTTGACCACCGATGGACAATTCAGCGGACTTGATCGCACGCTCGGCGACCCATCCAGTCCACGAGGAAGCGACGGCGGCACCATCCGCGGCACCGGATTGAAGCAATTCAGCTTCGTTCGCCAATTCAACGTACATATCGCCGACCAAATCACCATTTCTGGCGACCGTGACGGAAACGCGACCCGAGTTCGCGGCTGTACCGTTAACAGTTTGTTCGATGTTTTCCATCGCGAAGTTAGTGTGGCGTTTGTAAACCGCCTGGAAGAAAGTGACTTTTGGGTTACCAGTCAAGTAGACGTCTTGGGCGCCATAGGCGACGAGTTGCATGAGACCTCCGGCCATTGTGTGTGTGTTTTGTACTATAGCATGAGATTTTTTTTTCAGATGATTTCGCGAAAAAACACGGTTTGATTTTTCCTGGTACATGTTAAATGTCTACTGGTTCTGTACCAGAACTCGAAAGTGTCGATGGAAAAAGCGTCGACGAAACTATTGAAATTGGTTCCGAAACTGGATCAAGTATTGAAGATGACCTATCTACAACAGGTGGTGAACTCCCATTAGTGGATGAATTGGAAGATGGTATTTATAGTGATACTGATATAGAACTCGACGAAGATTTCGAGTCCGATAGTATTGATAGACTAGGAAACCTTTTAAGTTCAGTCCTTGTGAACGAAGAAGGTGAAACTGTGTGTTCAGCCTTAATAAATATTTCGAGACAACTCGAAGTTCAGAACAAGATAATGATAAAAATGTTAGCTCAACTCCAAAAAAGAATTTAAAAAATTAGTGTTTAATATTTATAATACTATGGATACAATAAATACCATATACATTACTCCGGACGACGATCAAAAAGAGGAAGCTTATTATCAGGATTTAAGAAACCGTATTTCTGATCTTCGTCCAGAGCAATTATTAAAATTAATTCTATCGGAGGAGAAAAGGTATGGCCTGATTAAAGATGATCGTAAACCAGACCTTCACTGTTCACCCCCCATTAAACTCGCGTATAAAATATTTTTTAAACCCGAAGAATTAGACCCAGACACGAATGAACCTACATTTGTAGATATTCAACAAAAATCGAGTGTATTTAGACATAATTTAGAAAATATTGCTACGTACTTCAATCGTGCAAAAGCATTAAGTTTATTCGAATCTGATATAGGAGATATGGATGATGATAGCGATTTGGCTCTATATACAAGGTTAGACCGTTTAATGAAACATGTTAGTGATGTTTGGTCCATTCTTCTCTCTACAACGAGAATATACGAACGTATAAATTTTCCGACACAAGTTGCCATCGAAGTTTCTACAAACCCTTCAGTACTCAACCCTTCACTCCCTCCTCCTACATTGGATGATTATAACTCTCACCAAACGGCGTTTCATATACTCGTAGATTATTGTGAAAAAAATGATATAAAACGATACAAGGGTTATACGTGTAAGCAAATTATAACGGCAGAAAAACATAGAACACGTGCTTGGAAACAGTCTGAAGAAATTAAAGATTTTGTTTATCGAATTGCTGATAAAAATACGTGGCATGAACTATGGTGTTTACTAACATCGTCTAACGGAACTAGTGGATTTACCCAAGTTATCAAACAACTATCCGAAGCTTACGATATGCAATTTCCAGAGATCAAAAAGAATAGGCGTGTTTGGTCGTTTAAAAATGGTCTATTTATTGGCGACAGGTATAACGACCAAACTGGTTTATATCAGACCGAATTTTACAGATACGATTCAAAAAATTATAAAAGTCTCGATCCAACAATCGTAAGCTGTAAATATTTCCCTATTGATTTTGTAGATCACAGTCATATCGAAAATTGGGAAGATATACCAACTCCTCATTTTAATAGTATTCTTAAATACCAAGACCTAGAAGATGAAGTTTGTAAATGGATGTATATCCTCGGTGGTCGTTTGTTTTATGAAGTTGGTGAGATGGACAAGTGGCAAGTCATACCGTTTATAAAGGGTATCGCACGTTCTGGTAAATCGACTATCATTACCAAAGTATTTTCTAAATTTTACGAAGCGAGTGATGTAAAAACAGTGTCAAATAACATAGAAAAACAATTTGGATTAGGTCCCATTTCAGAAGGTTTGATATTTGTCGCACCGGAAATAAAAGGTGATTTCAGACTCGAACAGGCAGAATTTCAAAGTATAGTTTCTGGTGATAGTATGAACATAGCTATAAAAGGTAAACCTGCTAAACCTCTCGATGCATGGATCGTACCTGGATTTTTAGGAGGTAACGAGACCCCGGGATTTAACGATAAACAGGGTAGTGTGGTTCGTCGTTTGATTACATTCGATTTTAGAAAACAGGTTACGGACGCAGATTCAGATCCAACATTGGACGATAAACTCGAAAAAGAATTACCAATTATTATGGAAAAATGCGCACGTGGGTATTTGGAATACGCACAAAAATATAAAAATAAAGATATTTGGAGTATTTTCAATACTCAATATTTCTTCAAAGTAAGAGAACAAATTGCTTCATCGACGAATCCTTTGGAGAGATATTTACAAGCTGGATATTACAAGGATTGTCAATTTAGAACGGGTAGTGACCTAAAATTTCCATTGGATGTGTTTGAAGACTTATTCTATAGTTATTGCACCGATAAAAAAATACACAGACCAAGATTCGATGAAGATTTTTACAATACATCTTTTAGTACGCGTAAGTATAAAGTTCGTACAGAAGAAAATGATTATTTGGTAATCACTAATCCTGAAAAATTACACGAACCAACGAATTTTAAAGGTAAAAAAGTTATATACGGATTTACCATGGATGTAAAAGAAAATACAAAGGGCTACGATGTAACACTTTTGTGAAATAATGAATAAAATCTCATGATAGTGTAAGTATGGATCCTCGTCAATTCATAAAAAATTCAAATATTCAGGTTGAACGTCCAGGTACTGCGCCTAGTATTGACCAAGGTGTATCGTCACCTATATTTAATGAATTAAGAGTGGGTAAATTTAGACCAGGTATATATAATGGTGTAGTAAATAAATTATTTACTACAGACGATAAACGTCTCGATATCAAATATATACTAAAACAAAGACCAAAAGGACATGCGCCTATATCAAACGGTATAACTGTGGATGTTAACGAAATAAAGGGTATATATGGGAGATTTCAAACCGGTGCTATACACACAAAAGATTTTGGTTTAAAAGGTGATTTAAATAAAAATTTCTCTTCCGCGCAATTTACCGGGTACATTATGGATGGTGTTGAAAAAAAGAATTTCAGTTTTAACATATACACTAATGGTAAAATTCGTCTATCGGGTGGATTTCTAGGTTCCAAAAATCTTAAAAAACAACCAACGGCTTTACAAAAATATATAGTAGATACGTATACAGAAAAACAGAAATTTTTATACAACGATATATTTTATAATAATATTGGAGGTCAATTTTTAACAAATACAAATTTTCTATTATCTAAAATGACACAAGAATTCCGTCAAATGCGTTCATGGGGAGTTTCGTTTCTTGAATACGAACCCGAAATTTCTCCATTTCTTTATTTAAAATATAAAGAACATGCGTTTATTCTTACTACAAAATCAGGTAAGGTAGGTTCGGGTATTGTTCAATTACAAGGTGAATCTAACCCCGATGATCTTGAACGTGCTTATTCCGTTGGTGTAGAACTTGTCAAAAAGTTACACAATAATGGTTACACGTCTGGTTTAATTAATAAAAACGTTAATGCGGATAAAAAAGTGATTCAAAAACTTAAAGCAAAAGCTTCGACGTGTCCTAAACCTAGACGACCACCGTGTAAAGATGGATTCGATGTTAAAAAAAATCCACAAGGATACGATTGTTGTTATAAAAAACCAAAAAAAATACCTGTTAAAAAAGTTAGAAAACAGAAAGAAAAAAATACAAAAATTACTTACGATAAAGATGGTACTATGAGAATAGGAGGAAAAAAATGCGAAAAACTTACTAAACCAGTATTATTAGAAGTTGCTAAAAAATTAGGAGTTGGTGTTAGAAATAAAAATTCGAAAACTAGTATATGTAAAGCTCTCGATAAAATAGAAAAGGGTAACTCTACGTATAAAATAAAGGGTAATTTATGTCGTGAAATGAAAAAAGAACAATTAATAGCACTCGCTATATCCAAGAGTATATCCGTAAATGATACGGATACCGTAAAAAGTTTATGCGAAAAACTAGAAAATAAACCTAAAACACCTGATTCGCCTAATGCACTTGCTAATGAACTGGAAAAGGTGTTAATCAATGCTAAGAAAAAGGAAAATAGAAAACCTACTAATATAAAACGTAAACTTAATGTAAACGGCATTAAAAACGATCTCGTTAAACTTTATGGTAAGGCGTGGATGACAAAATACGGAAACGTAATGAATATTAATAAAGATGTTCGCGATGTTAAAAATAAACTTACTCAACTCGAAAAGAACAAAAAATTTGTAACCCGTGATGGTGTATTGAAAAAAATGATCGCGAATGATACTAAAAGAGCCATGATAAAAAATTGGAAACTTAATAAACAACAAAATTTGAAAAAGTTATTAATAGAAAAGGAAGCTAATAAAATATACGGTAAATTTGGAAAAAATGTAGTAAACAAAGTCGTTAATTTCACGATGTCTTTGCAAAAAACACCTCCCCTTAATGGTTCTAGAGTTAGGAAATATATTCAAACATTAAGAGAATTACAAAATCAACCACCTTTACCATTAAACAAACAAAGAGTCGTACCACCAAAACCAGTAGTTAAAAAGAAGGTTGTAAAAAGAGCCCCAATTAAGAAAAAAATACCACAAGCACAAAAAAATAAAGTTGTAAGAAAATTAAATTTTAACTCGAACTCGAACTCGAACTCGAACTCGAACTCGAACTCGAACTCTAAATCAAATAATAAAAAGTTAAACGAACTATACGCTAATTTTGAAAAATTTACATTAAAGAATAAACGCAAATAGTAATTAGAAAATGGAAAATCCTCGTATTGTATTATCAAATCGTATTAAAAACAATAATATACGTACAGATGATAATAAAAGATGGGATAATCATTTATTGTCGTCCATTATAGAATCAATACATTATACTATAATGGATTATATTAATATTTATAGAAATGACACGGGATATGATTCGAAAATAATGTCCAATTTAGAAAAAGAATATTATTTATGCGAAGAATTTATGAACACAGAGTATCCGGAAAAATTTATTGAAATAAATAGAGAATTTCACGAAACGGGGTTAATATTATATATTTATGATAATTTTCAACGAATAGAATCTACTAAGCATAGGAGAATAATGTTTTACTTTATGAACATCTTATTTTTCGGTTTATAAGTTTTTCTGGTTCAGATATTTGTTTAAGATGTTTCGCATGATATGAAAAATCATACCCAAGAAAATGATTTTTTATTTGATCCGAAATTGCAAAAGCGTCTAATTTTTTAGAAACTTGAGAACATACCGATCTTACCTCAAATTCTAATAGTTTATCTTCTTTCATCAAAAAGTATTTTAACGACTCGTCCATTATACCATTTTCTTTCATTTTTTCGAACATTTTATTCGATTCACCACCCGATACATAAAAGTATTTTGGAGAATATCCTAACACGTGTATATGTTCGGGTGTATTAGGATCGTAAAATAACATGCTAATCGCGCATACCAATAACACCCAGATTATCATTATTTATTAGTATCCAACATATTAAAAATGTCCTTAATTTTATGACAAATATTAAATAAAGTATCGATATCGGTGAGTTTTTTAGGATCGATAATTTCGAGTTCGAGTTGATATATAGTTGATACTTCAGAATCCTTATCTGAACTCTCACCAGCAGTTACTGTCCTATCTATGGATAAATTTTTCCTGATATAAGAACATCTTTCTTTTTTTATGTTTCTATGCCATTCATTATTATCATAATCTTCATCTTCTTCAGCAATAGGCGTTTCTCTAGAAACACTGAAACGAATATCGAAAGGTGAATTATGTAAATTCTTAAAATCGATATTTTCAATACGTTCCTTTTTTATAAGAGTTTCATCGCCAGTAACAGTATCAACAGTCAATCTAATGTTTTTATCGTCTCGTGTCCATACATCGTATTTGTTTTCTTCTATCTTTTCCCACCCAGAATAATGAGAAAACCCTGTTAAAATACTAATGTATGTTTTATCACCGATATTAGTATCAAAAAATGTTCCGTTGAATCTACCCAACCGAAATTCCATTTCAATGTTTTCTTCATCTTTATACTTATCTACGATAGGTTTTATAGTGTCGCATAACTTATGTACGTCCATTTTCTTTACATTTTTATAAACGCGTCTTCTTCTTAAGCCTTTTTTATCACCTTTTTTTATATGCATGGTTTCAATAATTTAGGAAATACCTGTTATTTTAACTCAGCTATACAGGTTTTATTACGTATACGAGAAATATCATCTCATATATTAAATAATACTTACGACGGTGAATGTACTTTTACAAAATCTTACGAAAAACTTGTTGGTATATATTTTTCTACACAAGACACTAAAGTTTTCAATTTGGGTCCTGTTTTAATAGAATTTGTAAAGTTATTTCCAAGATTCAAAATTGGTATGCCTCATGATACACAGGATGCTATATTTTGTTTAATAGACACTCTAGAAAGAAGTTATCCTCATATAAAAGATCTTGTTTATGGAGAAACTAAACAAATAACTATATCACCTGTTAGTAAAAATGTATCAAAAATACCATTTTGTGTTTATATTTTAAACGTGAAACAGGGTGTTAAAAATATAAATACAATGTTAAATGAAAGTAGTAAATGGAATGTTATAGAAGATTATATAGATGATAACGGTAAAAAACACCACGTTGCTACGACAAGAAATTTATTTTCAAAATACCCTCAAATATTTATTATATCATTTGATAAAAAAAGTTACGTACAAATTGAAGAGGAATTACAATTGGACAATAATATATACGAGTTACAATCTACTATAATTCATAAAGGTATTCAGTACGGTGGTCATTACATGTCTACTTTAAAAATAAATAACGAATGGTTAATCCAAGACGATGATAATTTAGGTAAACTCAATCAATTTCCTAGAGAAGATAATCATTTCGTCCTGGTCTACAATCTAAAAACTCCTTCATGTTAATATCCTCCTTGATATTTACAATCGTTCTATAAAACGTTCTTCTACTATTTGGAAACGTTTTATCAGTTCTTTTTTTTATTGGTTTCCACCATAATGGTCCTTTCTCCCATGTTACGTACATACACTCAACAATGTCACCATGTTTCAACCATTTATAATCTTTTGTTCTATCTATCGGTATAGAAGATTCAAATATGTGTTTACCTCTATCTTGAATGTATAATTTATATACAATAGGACCTGGTACACACCCAGGTGTTTCTACAGTTGGTTCCTTTTTAACAAGAAAATCAATTGTATTTTTATTTCTCGGTTTCCATTTAAACATCGTCTCGTGTGTACCGATACGGATAGGTTCATTTACGGGTGTAAATATAAGACCGTCCATTTCTTGTTTTATTTTCGGGAGGTACTTATCCATAAACTCCTTAAAATCATCGTGCAAATGAAATTTTTTTACTTTTAATGTGATAGGATCCGTATTTAAAATTAATGACTTTTTAACAACTTTTTCAGAATGTTGTAAACGGTCTAATAAATTCTGATTACCGACAACTTCTCCACAACTCATCAAACAATCATATATCATGAATGTATTTTCATATAATTCACCTTCGAGTATAGTACCCTTAAATACAGCCATTCTGAAATTTAATGGTACGGTAAACATTTCGAGCGCTCTATTTATAAATACACATAATCTCTGATTTTCAAATTGTAATGTTATCATCATGTATCTCGTACCATCGGTTTTTTCACAAACAACGTAATCGTTATTCGCCAAAATCCCAAAATGTTTTCTTTCTATAGAAATTGGCTGACATCCGGGAAATATACCCTTACCTTTTGTACCCCAAGATTCTTCCATAAATTGTATCGTATATTTGTAAAGAGGATCATCCTTCTTTACAAACACGCGGTTCATTCTGTTCTATATTTTTAATTTAATCTTTAATTACTTTTAACACCCGCGGCGTTTAGAATATTACTTATACATTCATGATTATATGTCATGACTAACTTAGCTTTTGGATACGCAAGAATTTTAACACCAGATTCCTTAAATTTATTAAACATTATTTCCATTCTTGGAAATATTTTATACGAATTACTTTTTTTATCTTTTATGTGTTTTGAAACATTTTTAGACATAAGTAACCAACATCTAGAACTTGATTGTTTTACGTTATAGTAATCACTGTTAACTTTGTTTGTAACTTCCGTATCGAAATGTAAACCAATTTGTTCTACAGGTTCTTTACATCCATCTTCCACTTTAGCCTTAAACATTCCCCAATCTATACCTTCTACAACACCCGGGAATACTAAACATCCAACACTCTCGTGTTTATCAAAACATTTTTCGAGACTATTATCATCTATTTGTATACCAAAATCTATAAAAAGTAATCTTTCGTGTGTTTTAATATATTTGTGTATAGTTTCTGCTTTATTAAATGGATCATCGTTAACAAAAACAACTTCGTTTTCGATATTACCTTTTTGTAAACACATTAAATTAAATCTAAGAATACTATGTAAAGTTTTTACGTGACATGATTTACTTCGAGTAACTATTATAGTTGCAAACTTCATATTATTACATTCTATTCTAAACCTTAAGCCTTTCTTCTAAACATCCTATGAATGGTAAATTACCAACGTGTCCTAAAGTTGTTTGACAATCCGCGTATATTTTACCCCCAATCTGTTGCCAACGTCTACAAAACGCATAATCTTCTGATAAATACCTTTTTGTAGTAGGATCAATCATACAATCAAAAATAGCACAATATTCATCAAAATCTCTATTTTGATGATCATTTTTACAATCCAAATCCTTGTAATGCTCGTGCATTTTTTCTAACGCTTCTCGACTAATAACCATAAATCCCGTTGGTCCATCCAATACTTCTACAAACCCATTTTCAACAGGTCTAGTTGTAGCACCGACATTAGCAACTAAACTAGATGAAAGCATTGATAAATCGCGTTCATCACCCTGTTCAAGTGCTTTCTTAGCTTGTTCCCACATAACAACTTTTTTAGGATAAATAGCAACCGATATTTCGTGTCCCGAACGAACTAAACGAACAATTGATTTAGGGTCAAAATCTACATCAGCATCTATAAACATGAAAAAATCACAATCTGATTTCTGCATAAACCTACCAATAGCAACATTACGCGCACGGTGTACTAAACTTTCATTTTCTGTCGTATCCAATACCATTTGTATACCTTCTCGTATAAATTCAAGTTGAAGCTTGATTATACCTATCATATATTTTTCTAAACATAACCCTCCATAACACGGTGTACTTATGAAAACACGTGTTGGTCTTGTTTGAGACATTATATACTATAAATGTTCTTTATCCTCTAAGTATTTTTTTATTATATTTTCAATTTTATTTATTGTAGGTATCGATACCGAACATTTTTCACAAATATCATTTTTTGTAACTCTATTCTTGAGCGTCATATATATTACAACTGAAGCAACACTATTAGGTGTTTTACTCATGAGTTGTGAACAATTTTCAAGTTTTATTGACATTCTATTACACACCAAGCGTTCTTCTCTTGAAACTTCAAAAGAATTCAGTAGTCTTTGCATGACGTCATTTGGTAAAGTTGTATAACTTTTTGAAGCTTTACCAAGTAATACCTCTGTAAACATTTGAGATGTTCTACTTATATCTTTAGAGTTAATAGAAAACATATCCGCTATTTCTTTTGTAGAACGAGATACATTTGCCATTCTACACGCGTATAAAACACAATTACCTTTAATACCAAGTCTAACAGCACCTCTAGTTAATTTTTTATCGTTAAATTTTTTGTACAACATTTTAGCATCTTTTAAAACAGTTTCTGGGAGTAAATGACACGCTTCATCTATATCTTTATACGCGTGATACAATGACCTATCTTTATGATTCATCGATTGATGAAAATTTATTTTAGCCATTCTTTTATTTTCGTATGTAGAAGTCTTTTGTGTAGAAATTACGGTACCTTTACCCCAAGAATCGGAAAATAATTCCGGATTTGAGTTTGGATTACCGCACCTAGATGGATCGTTTACCTTACCATCATCAGTTATACCACTCGTCCATTCCGGATTATCGTCTATAAACATTGTATCGACTAACCCACAGTTTGAACATGTAGGCATACCTTCTTTTGAAATTATTTTTACATTCTTACACGTTACGCATATGTTATAATTATTGATCGGCTTTGTAAGTATTGGTTTTTTTTGTAATCTGTCTACGACAGACCATATAGTAGCTAGATCCATTATATTTTCAATTGTTAATTTTAAAAATAGCGATTCGCGCACTTAGGTTAAAAATTTAATTCATCTGCTTGTATTCTTGCTAATGTTTCAATATTATCAACCATTTGCTTATATCGTAAAGACCCTGGACTTCGTGGTTCCCATTCTTTCCATTCTTTATCTATAATTCTACTATTAGATGGTGGTATAACGACACCGTCTATTTCCGAATCAGAAACGATAAAATCACAAAGATCGCTACCATCATCGTCAGATTCGTCTATAATATCACTGTCTTCTTCTGAGTCTATTTCATCTATCATATAGTATAAATTATCCTTTACGTTTCTAAAATATTCAGTTGATTGATGGTGTTCTGATAAATTTTCTTCCTGGACAAGTTCATCTTTATCTTCAAGTTCATATAATCTAGCACCTTTATAAGTCATTGATGTTTCTGAATAATAAGAAACTACTACGTAATCTTTATTGTTTTCCTTTACTTTAGCGTATATTTCATCTTCTGTATCATCCTCTAAATTAACTAAAACTTTTATTAATTCTCCAGGCTGTATTTCTGAAATTTTAATCATTATTAAAGTTTTAATACAAAAATATTTACAGATATTAGCACACATGGGAGTCGAAATTTTATCAAAAGAAGGATGTCAATATTGCGATATGGCAGTTGAGTTATGTAAGGAATACAAATTGGAAAATAAAAAGAGTATAGTCACTAAAGAAGAACTTAAAAAACGATGTGGACAACAGGCAGCTGTATATCCACAAATTTTTATGAACGATGAATTAATTGGAACTTATTTTGATTTCCAGGATTATCTCGAAGATGCTGAACCAATGTTATTACCAACACTCGATAGATTTACCGTTTTTCCTATACAACATGAACATTTATGGTCCATGTATAAAAAAGCTCAAATGTCAAACTGGACTGCTGAAGAAATTGATTTCTCGAAAGATATGGATGATTGGGTGAACTTAAGTGAAAATGAACAACATTTTATTAAATATATACTCGCTTTTTTTGCGGGTTCAGATGGTATAGTATTTGAAAACTTAAACGATAACTTCGCGAGTGAAGTTCAGTATACAGAAGCGCGTTCTTTCTACGCTTATCAGGAACATAATGAAATGGTACATGGAGAAACGTATAGTAAACTCATAGATAAATACATAAAAAGCTCATCGGAGAAAAAACAATTGTTTGAGGCTATACAGACAATACCATGTATAGAAAATAAAGCAAAATGGGCTATGAAATGGTTTAGTCGCGATCGTTCGTTTGGTGAACGTTTATTAGCTTTTGCGTGTGTAGAAGGTATATTTTTTTCAGGTAGCTTTTGTGCTATTTTCTGGCTAAAGAAAAGAGGATTACTTCCAGGTTTGTGTTTTAGTAACGAACTCATAAGTAGAGATGAGGGTTTACATTTAGAATTTGCAATCGAATTATTCAAAATGTTAAAACATAAACCAAATACTTCTATAATAGAAGAGATTGTTAAAGATGCAGTGTCGATAGAGAAAAATTTTATTACAGACGCATTACCTTGTAGTTTAATAGGTATGAATTCGGAAAAGATGTCTGAATACATTGAATATGTTGCCGATAGACTATTAAAACAGAGTGGTCACGATAAAATTTGGGGTACAAAAAATCCCTTCGATTTTATGGAGAATATATCACTCGACGGTAAAACAAATTTTTTTGAAAAACGAGTTGGTGATTATGGTAAAATGGATGAAGATTCAACTTCTATTGAATTCAATGAAGAATTTTAATTACTAATAACAACTTTTTTACCGTCTTCACAAGAACACGTCACGGTTTTCCCATTACCACTTTTATATTCAGCTGGTTTTGGTAATACCGTATTATCAGTCGTATCCAAAGATCCTAAAGATAAACCTGTATCTATCATCGCAAATTGTTCTTCTGCCATACCAGGTAAAGGTTCTGGCATATCAACCATTGCCGGTGGAGCTTTTATAGTTTGTTCGACTTCAGCTTTAACTTCAGCTTCGACTTCAGCTTTAACTTCAGCTTTAACTTCTTCTTTTATTTCAGCCTTGACCTTATCAGTAACTTTACCTTCAATCTCAAACGCCTCCTTTTTGATATTCATCATTGCCCAAGAAATCAACAAAAACACTAAAGAATGAAACGCAAGACCCTTTGTTGAAGGACATCCAGTTGGTGTAGAAACCCAAGAACCAAATATTTTTCTTACGAGACGGAAAGTTTCTGGGTTAGCGATTACAAAGAATAGTAACGCCGACATTAAAGCAATAAGAAATTTCTTTTCTTGATTTTTACCTTTACATCCACATCCACAATCTTTGAATAGTAAACTTTTTTTCTGACCTGAGCACGAACCCATGATATTTTATTAATATAGACATAGAAAAAAAAAGTAACTTAAAGTTAGACCCTGTATATAAAATACAATAAACACAATGTCTAATAATATTCAAGTTTCCACACAATTCGAACCATCTACTGTCACCTTTAGTCAATTGAAGAAAGGTAAAAACGGTGGTAAATCTGTCATGTTGAGTAATGATAATAAGAAGAAACTCTATTTACAACTTCCTTTTATGCGTTCACCGTTTGGTCTGAGCGCGTTTACCGATGAAGCTACTAACAAAACATCTTATTCACTCGATCTTTCATTCGATACCGATAACGAAGAAGCGATGGAACTTTCATCGAAATTAAAAGAACTCGACGAAATTATCCTCAAAACTGTCGCATCGAATTCTAAAGAATGGCTCGGTAAAGAATATGATCTCGAGGTTATACGCCAGGCTCTGTATAAACCACTCGTACGAGAAGGGAAGGAAGGGTACGCAGATACACTTAAATTAAAAGTACAAACAAATCAGACAGGTGATTTTATTCCAGAAGCATATAATTCGGATAGAGAACTCATTCAAGTAGACCAAATCGAAAAAAGTCAAAGATGTATGTGTATCGTAGAAATTAACCAAATTTGGTTTATTGATAATAAATTTGGTGTAAGCGTTCGTTTATCTCAAGTTCTTTGTGGACAATCTACAAAACTTCCATCTTTTGCTTTTAAAGGGTTGGATAATACAGATGAAGATTTGGTAGATGAAATTTTAGACGATCTTATCGACGAATAAAATGTTATATTAAATTAGACCAATATGGAAAAAGAACGTTATTTAAAAAATTTAAAAATTTTATCTAAACTCGCAAAAAATAAAAAAAATACTACAACACGTAAAATTAATATAGGTAAAAATCTAATCAAGAGTATGCAGGGAATGGGATGTCATCCAGAAAAATTTTTATATTTACCAACAAATAAACCTGCTTCACTTTCTATAGACAACTCTTTAAGTACAATAGGTACTAAAAAAATTGGTCAGGGTACATTTGGTCAGGTTTATTTAGGATGTGTAGATAAAGAATGTAAAAATAAAGTCGCTATAAAAATTGTTATAAATGAGGATATATCACACGAATATAAATTTGGTAAGCGTTTACACCAATACGGTAGTATAAAACCTTATGCTATTGAAAAATGTAATAACGCAACGTTTATGTATTCAGAATATGCGAATAATGGAACTCTGAGATCGTTTTTAAAAGATAATAAAAAAAATTTATTACCTATACATTTTAGAACCATAATAACTCAAATTTTACATAACCTTTATAGAATACAGAAAAAGTATCCAACGTTTAGACATCACGATTTACACGCCGATAATATACTAATAAACAATACTAGCCCTTCGCGCGTTAAACTTCTAAAAGTATATAATTCTACACTAAAAGTTCACGATATAGGTCTACAAACATTAATAACTGATTTTGGATTGTCAACTATGAAAGGAATTAAAAATAAAGAAGCGGATGATCCTCATTATAAACGTACTTCTGGTATATACCGAGAATCACATCCCATGTACGACACGCAGTACTTTTTGAATGTTATGAGACAGGAAATTAAAATTATGGGTGTACAAAGTGGAGTAGAAGCACTTCAATTTATAGAAAGAATTCTACCATCGGACTATTTAGGTAAAGAAACGAATAAATTAAGAGATTATCGTCTCCGCCCGTCGCCATTGGGACACACCCAATTACCAACGTTTAAAGAAATATTTAACGATAGGTACTTTTCACCTTATAAAAAGACGACCGTTCCATTTGATATAAGTACAATAATAGGAAAAAGAAACTCATCGAAACCAAAACCAATCGTTGTAAAACATGGTGGAGGTAAAGTTAAAAAAACGTTGGAACAGGTCAAAAAGGAACTCGCATCTAAAAATAACAAAAAGATTATCAAAAGACCAGGTATCCGCATAGCGCGACCATCTCCTCAGACACAACCTACAATTAAGGTGTCTATGACAGATAAAGGATATATAAGACTTGGTACACGTAAATGTAGTTCGTATAAAAAGTCAGATATAGAAAAAATGGCAAAGACTTTAGGAGTAAATACACAAAACAAAACGATCGCGAAAATATGTAAAGACATTCAATTAAAATATATAAAATAAGTATATAAACATGTTTGTTGCATTAACTTTGATCGCTATAAATATTTACATACTCATACATACAGGTACAGAACAGCCTAAACCTAAACCTACAGGAAAAGATGAAAAGGTTGAATGGACAGTCTATGGTGCAATGTGGTGTGGATGGACTAAAAAACAATTGAAATATTTAAAAGATAAAGGTATACCTCACAAATTCATCGATTGCGAAAAAGGCAATTGCGATGGAATTGATGGATTTCCATTTATGAGAAGTTCACAAGGTGAAGAAATTAAGGGATACAGGGAAATTTAGATACCACGGGCAACCGCAATAGAAAGCGAGAGAATAAACGCGTCAAGGAACGTATTAATTGGTTTAAGAACTGTAATATGTTTAACGAGCGATTTATTCCACGCAAATCGAAGTACGAATGTACTGATAAGAATAGCAAGAATAAAAAGAAGGATTTCAGTTACGATATCGTTCATTTTTTTGGCATTGGCAAGATCTCTGAGCATTTTTACTTATTAATAAGATTTTATTTTCTACCATGTTATTAATGAGGAACACACAGACAAAAAATAAAAATAAATCACTTCCCCTGAGTGGTTCCGAACCTACATATACACATCGTTTATGGGGACGTACAATTGGTATAGGTAATAATAATTGTTACGCATATGCGGTAGGTGATTACGAAAGTTTAAGAATGTCTAAAAGTATACCAGGTGAAAGAGCAGGTATTAAAAATTTAAGTCACTCGTATACAAATTGTAAAGGTTTACCACAGCGCGTTATTGCAGATAACCCCAAAAAAGTTTACAAAGTTCAAGCAGATACAAAGTGTAAACCAAATCATTTTAAAGTAATGATGTTTGTAGCTCCTGGTAATAAAAGGAATTACTTTAGACAGGGTGATTTTCATTTTTATAAACAACATGGTATTGTTGAATATAAAGTAAAAACAGGGAATACATATGAAAGTATTGCTAAATTTTTTAATGTACCAGTTAGTCGTGTTAAAAAGTCTGGTAAATGTTTAGCCGGACGACTATTGAAATTTAAAGCAAATGTATTCAGTCATAAAAGAGGATGGGCAACAGGACCTTTACTCATAGATGCGAAAGGTAAAGCCATAACAGACCCCAGAAAAGCATCTAGGAATTACCCTGGGTTATCATACAAAAAGTATTGTAGTTCATTCTGTGTTAAAAACAGAGGGATCAAAGTCGGTCATACTCATCCCAAAGTCACTAAGAACACTCGTTAAGTCTTCTTCGTGTTCCACGTTAAATATTAAATCGAGAGCATCTAATACCAATTCATTATTCAAACACATGGTATTAGATGTTGCTTCATAATCATTAAATACCGTTATCTGAACCCTAAACTTAGATCCATCGAACACTTTACGGCACACGGGACATGTCACTTTTCCCTTTTTTTTCCAGTTTTCTAGACAATGTGAATGAAAAACATGTCCACAACGAATAGCCTTGCTATTTCTTGTTTGCCGAACATCGTTCAGGCATATGGCACATTGAGTCATTATCTAGAACACTTAAAGAATTTATTAACTGTATTATTACGTACTTTCTTCGGTATCACCTGACGAATCTGATGTACTTTCTTCGGTATCATCTGTCGAATCTGGTGAATCCGACCATCCACACACTTCCCATATTTTTTCTTTATCATTTACAGAATCATTCTGTATAAATCTATCAAGTATTTCATCCCAGTGATATTTGGCTAATTTTGGATTTGCACCCTCTATCGTTGGACCACCAACTAAAGATGCTATAGTGTCACAACTCGTCTGTGGATCGTAATCAGCTGGTGGTTCTGCTCTTATGAGTTTTCCAAATTCGGTCGTGACTTTTTGTATATCATCTTTAACTTCTTTTCTACACTCTGCACCTTCACGAAAGAATTTAACTATATATTGCCAATCTTCCAACCCTTCATCTTTTAAAATTTCTTCTACGGTTTTCTTACCTTGAAATGTGATAAATTTAACGTTATCGTCTGGAAATTCAGGTGAATCTTCGAACGACATGTACTCGTCGTATTCAGTAATCCAATCTCTGAGAGCATCGCAATCTGTTTTAAAAGCTTTCTTCTGGACTTTTTCGAGTATAGGTTTAAGTGTATCTAATTTAAACTGTTTCATAAAATACTGTTTTGTACCCGGTACCAATCCAAGTGGTACAGTCGCAACACCAGTTGCTGACGAAACGGAACACATGCTAGACACGCAACACAAAACTAGTGCTATTTCCATTTATATTAAACTTGTATTTTTTTTTAATTATACTTGATCACTAGTTGTGGTATCGGTTGCGGTATCGGTTGCGGTATCGGCTGTGGTATCAACTTCAGCTGTGGTATCAGCTTCAGCTGTGGTATCAGCTTCAGCTGCGGCTATTGCATCGGCAATTTGAGTCTCCAAATCTGTTATAGTAGCAGTCAACGTCGTAACTTTATCCGTATCTGGAGATGCTTTTCCTTCTTCTGTTGCCAATTCAGCTTTCGCGGTTGCGAGTTCGGTTTCGAGAGTATTAATATCAACAACTATTTCTTCGGTATCATCTACGATCTCTTCGACAGATGCGTTTGTACACGAAGTTTCAACTTCTTCTGTACCCAAATAATCATTTGTATCAATAAATTCATCTTTTTCTTTATCCCAAACCCATTCTGGTAAAGGTTTATCTTCAGATATTCTTTTTTCTTTCATTGTTCTCAATTCATCACAATCTGTCGTTATATCAAACCCTTCGACGGCATTAAGGATTTTATCAAAAGCTTCCTTAGTTTCTTCGACCATTTCACGTCCTTCGCATATATTTGTTTTCGATTTGGATATTATATCAATAATTTTGATTTCTTTATCCGTCATTTCACCGAAATCAGCGTCTTCGTTTTCAGATAGGAATTTAGCTAAATCTTCACACGTGGAAGGTTTAGCGTCACTATCTACAATGGCCTGTATCAATTCCTTTGTCTTTTTATTTAACAAAGGTGTTGTACCTGGTACATTACCCGTGCTATATGCTAAAACGAACGATGTTATAATTACACATAAACATAATACGATAAGACCCACTTTTTTACCTTTGGTAAGAGCCATGATGTTATATTGTTTACGTACATTTAAAAATTGGATATACTAATAATTAAAAAATTAATAAATATTTGGCATTTTAAGAAGTGCCTTATCGCAAGATCCACACTGATCCTTTTGTTGCACCTGGGATGGTTTCAAAAGTTCTGGACCTTTTTGTTGGAGAAGTTTTCTGAAAGAATAGTTATCTTCGTACGAAATACCATTTTCTTTCATGACGTAATTGTTATAGAGTTGAGATGAGCTGTTTATAGTGAAGCATCTACCATCGGCCATACCAAGTCTTTGGGACATTTTTGTATATATTAGTATTACATTAGAAATTAATTTTTCTATTTTTTGTTGTTAATTTCCATGAATTAAATCCATGGTTTTTCAAACATGCTAGATATTTTTCAATTTTATACCCTGAAAAATCATCGAATAATTCTCTTTTACTTTCATCACAAGGTGATACTCTGACATTTGGTATTTCATTTATAGTTGTATTTATGTTATTATATGCCCAAGCAATCTCCTTAAGATTCTCCGCGCCTGTAATAATAATCTTTCCAGTACCGAAAATACTTGTCGTTATCTCTTTCATATTCGCTGCTGGTTTAAATTTAACTTTAACAGCTGAGTATCTATCCGGTTCGAACGATACTTTATACACGCCTGGATATTTAGTACTAAAATATTCAGAAACACTTCGGAGATTTATATTATAATTCAAACTGAAATTTGAATTTATCATAACAATATCGTACGTTTCCATTGGTGGTATAAACTCACCGACATTAACGCATTTAAACATATCCGAAAGTTCACTTATTACCCGTCTACAATCGAATATATCGGAACACCCAGCAACTTGTATACTCCCATTCGGAAAAATCTTTATTGATTTTGTACTGAAAGTATCGTTATGTACCAAAGAAATCTGATTATAAAAAGTAGTCGGTTTCAATTCCCAATTAAACCCTTTAGAACCAACCTTACCAATAGGAATTGGAGATACTTTTTCAAAACACTCTTTTATTCTGGGTATATCTATTTTACGTTCACCGCCAGATTCTTGCCTGAATTTGGATATAATTGTTATAGTAGTAAGTTTTACCCACGATGGTTTAAATTCATCGGGTATATCTCGTCTAAACTCATCCAAAGTAAGTAAATACGAATACGTATTGTGATAATCACTGTGATGTTTAAATGACATTTTTACTTAAAAAAATATGACTTAAAGTTAACTTAGGTTTACTTAGTATGCCTTGTTTTAAATGTAAAAAGAAAGGAATTCCTATAGATTGTAAATATTGTGGTTTGGGGTTTTGTTCTAGGTGTATAGTTATAGAAATACACCAGTGTAAAGGGAGTGACTTAAAAAAGGAACAGGAAATAAACGATCTTAACAAACGACTTGAGTTTAAACCAGATAAGAAATTTGGTATAGTTTAAAGATATTACTTTATACTACTTTATATTATATGACATCTTTCGTAAGATCTGCTAAGGAACTATTCAATATAGAAAATAACCAAAATGAAATAGAAATAAAGTACGATAAGTACTTAGAAGGATTTGGATTTGAAAAATTTAAAGATCATTTCACAACATCCTTGTTAGGTTCGGCAGGTATATACTCTGTTCCTATTAATAAAAATTCTGTTAGGTACGAACAATTTCTAGATACAATGGTTCATAAAACGACTGAAACAATAAGAAAAAGTGTTTTAGTCCAATTAGAAACCGTCATGGTTGAAAACAAAAATATATATTCACTCATACGTATTATGAATGCGGTTAAAATAATAGATCCTACGTTTATACCACCTCTTATAAATGTAACGTGTTCTTGGCAAAAACGTATGGTTAAGGAATTCTGTTTAACAACGTTCCCTAACATCATAGAAACAACTACTAATAGTTTCAGGCTTCAGCGTCTTTTTAGAGTACTGCAATTAATAGAAGAAGACACGCGATACTAACTAAACTTTTATACATTTTAGTATCATCAGTAATTGTATTTGCTACCTCATTTTTCATTTCAATTTTTTCTTTAACAGTAAAACCTCTGTCTATATTTCTCCCTGGTAGGAGTGGTCTAGAAAGTGCACACTCATCTTTTCTAAATCCTAATCTTCCAACACCTTTGGATAACACGTCGCACGCGGGACTAACATACTCTTCTTGTTCCTCCTGTACTGGCGCTTTATATTTCTTGAAATCAAGTGTATGTTTACTCGTCCCAGGTGGGAAAAAATTTTCGGGATCGGTAAATGGGTTTATATCATCCATTGTATTCTTATCACTGAGCATTAAATGACTCATCTTTGTTACTATTGAATAATATAATTTTTAAAAAATTCTAAACATTAAGTATAATGAAAACGTCTACAAAAATTATTATCGCGCTCTTAATAATTGTACTTGCTTTGGCCGGATGGAAATATTATAACGATAATAAAAGTACACCCGGGTCAGTAGATACACCACCTACTTCAGTAAAAGAACCAGTTGTTACAAATACTAAAAAACCAGTGATTAAAACAGATCCTATAGATGTTGCCATAACAGGAGAAAATTAAATGTATATACAAATCATTACGTGATTAACTATAATACTAGCAAAAACTGTTATTATAGTTAGTTAAATACCCAGGGGATATACGATTTACAAACCAATTTTTTCATTTTTACCAAACTTTTTACCATAATTTGATGTACTCACGGGTAAATCATTTGGTTTTGCGTTACTTTCAGTATCACGTAAGTATCCCATAAGCTGAGAAACACCCGTTTGAACCTGACTTGATGCTGTCTTAATAACAATACTATTCATGTATCTAACCTGCTCCTGAACGTTTGTGTTATGATCACCCGAATTGTTAATAAAAACAACACGCATCAAGCTGTACAAATCGTTTGAATTTTGTTTATCTATAGAAATACCAGTTCTATTTTTAAAATCTTGACGAATCCCACGCTGTAAGAGATTCATATTAAACTCGGAAAAGAACAAAGTGTTCAATGGTGTTGGACACTGTTTGAGAGAATTTATGTGAAGAGCGTCGCACATATTTAATATAGGCCTGGAAAAAAATTATTGGTAAATATAAATGTTAATCGCCGCCGATTTTGATCAAGCATACAGCACAAAAGCATGTAATTATGAACAGCCACCATGTGAACCACCAGCGTGTTTTGTTGGTTCATACGCACCAGTCGCTAAAGTTGGTGACCCAAATGGTAAATTCTTTGTTAATTCGTCTTTACTCCAGCCCAATCGTTTGGCTGAAACCAAAGGTCCAACAACCGTAAGAAGTGAAGATTTTAAGTGCGAAAGTAAAAAGTAATATAAAAAATTAGTTATTATTAAATCTATAGAATGAGAGTTATAAAACGTTCCGGTCGTGTTGAAGACGTAAAGTTTAACAAGGTCACCAACAGGATTTCAAAGCTTACACAAGAACTTTCAGAAAATGTAGACGTATCGATGGTAGCACAACAGGTTTTCTCGTCTATGTATGACGAAATTAAAACACACGAGATTGACACCCTTTCTTCGGAAGTTTGTATCGGTTTAATAACCAATGACCCCGATTATGAAATTTTAGCAACTCGTATTGTTGCCAGTAACATTCAAAAACGTGCAGCAAATAATTTTCATATCGCGATGCGTAAACTCCATAAAGCTGGTATCATTACCCACGAAGTTCTTGAGGTTTCTGCCAAGGTTAAAGAAGATATTAAACACGAACGTGATTTTGATTTTGGGTATTTTGGTCTAAAAACACTCGAAAAAGGATACCTTCAGAAAATTGACGGTGATATCATAGAAACACCTCAATACCTATACATGCGAGTTGCAATCGGTATACATGGTCACGATATCGATAGAGTCCTCGAAACATACGATGCTTTATCGAGAGGTTTATTTATTCACGCCACACCAACTTTATTTAATGCAGGTACACATAGGCCACAAATGTCGTCTTGTTTCTTGATTGCAAATAAAGAAGATAGTATCGACGGTATTTACGATACTGTAAAGGAATGTGCGCGTATAAGTAAATGGGCTGGTGGTATTGGTTTACACGTCCATGATGTACGCGCGAATAAATCACACATTCGAGGAACGAACGGTACATCTGACGGTATTATTCCAATGTTACGAGTCTATAATACAACCGCGAGGTATGTAAACCAAGCAGGTAGAAGAAAAGGGTCCATTGCCGTATATCTCGAACCATGGCACGCCGATATTATGGATTTTCTGGAAATTCGTCTCAATCAGGGGGATGAAGAAGCACGATGTCGTGATCTCTTCTCCGCGATGTGGATTCCAGATTTATTCATGAAACGTGTAGAAACCAATGGAAACTGGTCTTTGTTTTGTCCGGATAAAGCACAAGGTTTATCTAATGTTTACGGTAAAGAATTCGATGAGCTTTACGAAAAGTACGAAAGTGAAGGACTCGCAACAAAAACGATACCAGCCGTAGAAGTTTGGAAATCTATTATCAAATCACAAAGTGAAACGGGAACACCGTATATGCTTTATAAAGATGCGTGTAATGAAAAATCAAACCATAAACATATAGGTACAATTAAATCATCGAATCTGTGTACGGAAATATTAGAGTATACCGATAAGGACGAAACTGCTGTGTGTAACCTCGCGTCAATTGCGTTACCAAAATACGTCGACGTCGATAAGAATGAGTTTAACCACGAGGAATTACACCGCGTTACGAAAATGGTTACACGAAACCTCAATAAAGTTATCGATAAAAACTTTTACCCGACCGAAAACGGTATGCGTTCAAATATGCGTCACCGACCAATAGGTATTGGTGTTCAAGGTCTTGCGGACGTGTTTATATTACTTAGAATGACGTTTGGTTCAGAAGAATCGAGGAAACTAAACCGTGATATTTTCGAAACAATATACCACGCATCACTCGAATCGTCATGCGAACTCGCCGATATGTATGGAACGTATGGAACGTTTAAAGGGTCACCGTTCAGTAAAGGTATTCTCCAATTCGATATGTGGGATCGCGATCCGCAGTTTAGTGGAAGATACGATTGGGATGCGATGCGTAAACTCGTTAAAAAGGGTACGAGAAATAGTCTCTTACTCGCACCCATGCCTACAGCCTCGACGTCACAAATTTTAGGGAACAACGAGTGTTTCGAACCGTACACGACAAATATTTATTTGAGACGAACCCTCGCGGGCGAATTCGTCGTCGTAAACAAACACTTGGTCGAAGATTTGAAAAAAATCGGACTCTGGTCGAAAGAAATGAAAGATCTCATGGTTAAGGCAAACGGTTCCGTTCAAAACATTATCGATATACCAGACGATCTTAAAGAACTGTATAAAACAGTGTGGGAAATGAGTCAAAAAACGATCATTGACATGGCTGCCGATAGAGGTGTATATATAGACCAAAGTCAAAGTATGAACTTATTCGTCGAGAGTCCGACGATATCAAAACTTTCGTCTATGCACATGTACGCATGGAAAACAGGTTTGAAAACGGGTATGTATTACCTTAGAAGTAAGGCAAAGGCACGACCGATCCAGTTTAGTTTAGAAGCGGAATGTGCTATGTGTTCCGCATAAATATTTTTTTATTCATCCTGTACCTCATCATCATATACGAAACGTGTATCTCTATGATTTTGAGACGTAACCAGTTCATTACTTTACTATACAAAAAATATCAGACTATATAAATGCCAAAACGTTTGAGACAAAATAATAATAGTAAAAGTAACTCTAAAAAAACAAATTTTTTTATTGATTACAATTTTTTAGAAAAAATGAGTAAAAAGTTCAATAGAAACAATGTATCGAACCAATATAACAATATAGTGTCACGACTGACTGGATATAATAGTAAAAGTAACTCTAAAAAAACACAAGTATATGGATCTAACAATAACACAAAATCAACCGCAACTTCTAAAATAACAAAAACTAAGAAACCCAGAAAACAAAGTACTCCAAAAAAATCACCCAATAAGTAATCTCAGTGTATAGAAATGGGTATCAGTAATTTTATAAATCTAAACAATCTAGGTGTAATAAACACGCGATCAAGACATCAGAGAAAACTAGCAGATTTAATTGTTAAACAAATTAAACTAGGAAGTGAAATCAGTAAATTGACCAAAATACACGAAGAACTTACCAAGATGTGGAGGTCCATAAAAGTTAATAAAACTAATTTTGATAAACTTACGAGTCAACAACGAACTAAAAGATATAATAACGCGTCTAACATGATAATCCAATTAGAAAACCAACGTAATAAGGTTTCACAATCAATTGATAAACTTAATAAAAAATCAAAGAAAATAAAAAAGAAAATAAAAAATGTAAGAAATGAGATTCGTTATTATAGTACTTAAAAATTAATTATAAATACATTTTTATACACAATTTGAACTTTGTATATAAAAATGAAGTATAATACTTTTATTAATTCATATTTTTAACATACATTGGGTAACGTGCCATGGGTGCATACGCACCTTGTGCGAATAATAATGCAGTAAGTCCACCAACGAATATGAGTGTAAATATCCATCCAAACAGTGTTTTTCTTAGGATTTTATAATTAATACCTTTTACACCTTCTAATAGTCCAACACCAACGGTTGCACCTACTTGACAATGTGTTGTTGATAAGGGCCAACCAAGTCTACTTCCCATAATAATGACACACGCACTACCTAATTCAATACACGCCCCACGACTTGGTGTAATTTTAGTGAGTTTTGTACCAAGTACATTCATGATTTTATACCCAAACGTTGCTAATCCAATGACTATACCAGCTGCACCTAGAGAAAGTATCCAATACGCGTCGCTACCTAGATCATTTTTTTTATCCGATAATTCACCCGATTTATATATGGACCATATTGCCCCGAATGGTGCGATTGAATTTGCGACGTCATTTGCACCGTGTGCGAATGCACCGCAACACGCCGTTATGATTTGTAGATATCGCATAGATATTTCCGCATTTTCATCAAATTTCTCAGCGTTTTCATGTATATCCATTATGGTTTCATCTTTCTTTACAATTTCTTTAGGATCCATGTTTATAGCATTTTTAATGTAAGTGTAAATGCGTTCATGTAGTTTCATATCATCGTAATTTATTATGATTTC